CCCGCTACGCCCGCTACGCCCGCTACGCCCGCTACGCCCGCTACGCCCGCTACGCAACCTGTCGTACCTACCGTTCCCCAGGTTCCTACGAGAGGTAGGACGGGCCCGGTTCAGAGAGACTATGACTACTTCCGAAAAGTATTCAACGATAGCGATGCTGGTGCAGAGGACCAGGAGATGGCAAAGGGCTACCTGCTGGTGGACCAGATTAAAAATAACCCCAATCTCTCTGCTCGGTATGGCCGAATGTTGGAAAGGGACATCAGAACTTTTGAAAGGTCGCTTCGTTCCCAAGCAAGAACCGAGAAGGCGCAAGCCCCCCATATCCGTAAGGCCCGAGGTCTTGCAGGAACTCAAGCTGAGAGCATGAGGAATTTGAAGAAAACAAATCCGAAAGCTTATCAACTTGCGGTATGGAGAGAAGTTCTGAAACAACCTCAGTATCAAGGTCTAACTCTACAGCTTGGTTTTTAGGACATATTTTCTTCTTGCAATAGTAAATATTCATGGTACAAAAAGGGCACAGTCTTTACGGGCTGTGTCCTTTTCTCTTTACAAGAGAGGGATTAACCAACATACTATACGCATCTATGCCGAATGACACTAACCAAGAACCCTTGACTTATAGGAGTTTCGGACCCAAGAATCCGCAAACTGAATACTATAAGCAGTTGGGGCGAGAACAAAGCCAGACTAGATGGCAGGAAGGAAGACAGGCGAGAGCGCAGGAAGCCCAGCAGACTCCTCTTTCGGAGGAAGCCAAGTTTCTTGATACACTCAACAAGACCTTCAAACAGGAAGAGGAGGCCAGCTATACTCAGGAACAGCGAGCCTATACTCAGGAACAAAGGGCTATCTCTGCTGAGGATAGAGGAATCCGTAAGGAAGAAAAGGAGGAGTCCAAGAAAGAGAAACAGGCTTCGAAGCGAGACAAGCAAATCAGAGACTGGCTTTCTGGTATCAATACCCGTACACCTGGAAAGTCTTTGGGCTTTTCTACAGAGGCGGAGTATGAAGACTACCTCACCAAAACTAAGCCTGAAACCCTCGTAGACATTACCAAGTTCAAGGCCAACGACCCCGAAGAAATCGGGCGCGCCCGCTCTGCTGTTGAAGAGATGGGAGCCTCCCTTGTTCTTAGTGGGGAACATCCTCAAGTGGCCGAAGGTTCTTTCCGTAGTCTGGAACCGCAGGATAAAGCCAACAGGCTTCTTTCCAAATCCAAGTACGGACTCACCAAAACCGAAGATGGTTCTTATGTGGTAGACGAACGCTTCCTTGCTAGAGTTAATGACCCCTCCACCGCTGGCATGGGGAACGAGAATATCGCTCGTGCCATTGTAAACAATCTTAAATCCATTATTTCCAAGGAAGATGAAAGAGGCCGCAGTGATTACCTTATCCCCGACGTTGAAGAAGTTACCAACCTCGTCAGAAACGCACGAGCAAAGAACAGGGAAACCTACCAAGAGTACGAAAAAATCAGGGAGAGATTCGCAGTACCAAAGGGTGAAGAAGAACAAAAGGCTGTAGCCCCTGAAAAGGTGGGGGAGCAAAATGGTGGAGACTCTTCTAGGACTCAACCTACTCTGGTGCAACATGTGCTGAGTGAGGTTGACAGGTTCTTCACCGTCAACCCGGAAGCTATGGAGTACCTCAACACTCTTGGTGCCAAGACTGGTGAGGAAATTCCCGGAGCTATCGAAGACCAAAAGTTTAGAGAGCAAGCCCGTAGGGGTATTGAACTCAAGGACCAACTGGCTCGTGCTATCTCCGAAGCCAACCCCGCCATCGACCTGAGAACCGTTCGAAATGAACTAGACGACGATGCGCTCCTGTACAGGGAAGCGGTCAGCCAGTTCTATGGTGGAGAGATTCCCGAAGAAGTTTCCTCTGCTATCCTCAATCGAACCACACAACTCGCCCAGCAGAGGCAAGCCCTTGTGGCCAGCGACTATGCCAAGGCTGAGAAGGATGCTATCGCTGAACACCTCAAGTCTCTCGGCTTGGATGAAGGGGTAGCCCTTAGCATAGGTATATCTGGATTAACCAATCGCCATATCGCTGAGAGTGATACGGGGATGGGTACGATGCGTAGTGCCGTGAACGAAGCACTTCAACAGTATCAGTCAGGTGCGGGACAGCTCGCCGCTTCCATGAGCTTCGGTGAACAGAAAGGTTATCGGGACCCTCTCTCCCACATGCAGTGGGTGAACATCGGGGATGGAAAAATAGCCTATGCTTTCGTTGACCCCGGCACAAATGAGCGTGTCGGGAATGGGTTCATTGTAGACTTTGGTAACGTAGACCAGCAAGCCAAGGCTCTTGGTGTTAGTAGGGAAGCCTACCTTGACAACCTCGCTCTTCCCTTCAAGATGGGCAACCTGAACGCAACGGACGAAGCGAACTCCTTGTTCGCTTGGGACAAGTTGAACGGTAAGCTCGTTGAGAACGCTACGGCGGAAAGCACAGGGGGTCTTGCCTACTACGACAATGACCTTATTGAACGAAGTGTCCTTCGTGCAGTTGAAGCTGGGGCCCCTGCTGAGGTGGTAGATAAGTACCGGGAGAACCTTCTCCAACTCCAGAAGCAGAATGCCAAGGATATGATTGACCAGATGCTCGGGCAGTATGAAGCTGTAGCTAATCTTGTGGCTTCTGATAGCAAGACTCTGGACATTCTGTTCCCCGGAATCCGTCTCGCAATGAATGCAATGCACAATGACTTCCGGGATTACTATGCGGAGAACAAGGGAAAGATGACCAACGAGGAAATCATTTCTTCCTTCCTTGCTGACGAGCAGAACCGACAGGGCTTCCTTGCCATCACTATGGCGGGAGCTAAGACCGTAGCCCGTTACAAGGCCGCGGCTATTGGTGCTTCCCAGTTCGTGAGTGAAGGCTCTCGTATCATAGGTCTTGGAACCGGAGACCCCGCTAAGTACAACAACATGTGGGAGAACCTTCACAAGGAGGAGCAAGCCATTAACACCATCACTACCCGTGCTGGTGGGGTTGCTGAATGGGGTGCTGAAATTGGAAACGTCCTGTTGCAGATTGCAGAGACCACAACCACTGGTGGTATCGGTGGGGTTAGCGGAAGAGTTGGTACTATGACTGGTAGGCTTGCCAAATTGTTTGGTGAAGCTGTTGCCTTCAAGGCCGCTACTCCCGGAACCATGCGTCTCGGTCAGGTAATCACGAAGCTCGGTGGCGGGGTGGAACGTCTGGTAGCTGGACCCGGTAGGGCCGCCCTCACTCAGGCTTCTTCCCGTGGTTCCAGTCTGGCTATCTCTGCCAAGCTCTTCACTGATGCCGCGGCTCCTACCTTTGGGGAAGTGTCCAACGCAACCTACAATGAAGAGATGGCCCGTCTTGCAAAGGACCCCGCTACCGCTGGGCTTCCTGAATCTGTGCGGATGGAGATGGCGCAGAACGTTGCTACTACCAAGGGAAGTATAGCAGGTATTGGATATGGTATCTTCTCTACTATCCTCAATAACCGCGCTGGTTTCAACCGCATGATTCGCAAAGCCACGGGTGCTACCACCAAGGCCCCCGGTATTTTCGGAAAACTGGAAAGCTCTTTAGAAGGACCTGGAATCTTCAACCTCAAGGGTCTTCCCGGAAAGGAAAAGGCTATCTCTATTGCCAAGCAAGTTGGTCGTCTCTCTGCCTCCGCTGTTGAAGGTGGCACAGAAGAACTGGCTGATGAAGCTTTGCAGTGGGCATGGCAAACTCTTACCCAGCACGGGGAAATCCGTGAAGAAGATATTGCCAGTGAGCGTGACGTATGGGATGCCGCCAGCAAGATTTTCATTCTCGGTGCAATCGGGGGCGAGGTTGGCCACGGCATTCAGGCCATGACTGCCCTCCCTGCTGAGGTTTCCAATAGAAGAGACCAAGCCATCCAAGCCCAACAGCTTTATGGCGAAGCCATGAGGGATGCCCTGGATAGCGACGTAGAAGGAGCCAATACCGCTTTGATTGAAGCATTGAAGGAAGGACTGGAAAAGAGTTCTGCCATTGCGGATGCCGCCATCACAAGTAAGGAGGCCGCCATGTCGGTAGCTCGTAACGGACATATCCAGGCTGACGAGAATGTTATCAACGAATGGTCCTCCATGATTAGCCAGTTGCCGGATGGTGCCAGCGTTCAACTCAATAACTTCTCTGCTGAATACAGCAGGTTGAAAAGGATTGGGGATGAAACGGGTGCGGCATCTCTGCATCAAGCTTTCGTTGAGGACATTGCGGCGAGTGACAACCTGTCGGACACCCAGCGTCAAATTGCAGGAGAGCTTATTCTTCAACTTACGCAAGGTACTCCTACCGCGGAGTTCGTGGAAGAGACATCTACCCAGGTGGTTCTGCCAGAGGGACTTGAAGAGTTGGCCGCCGTTGAAGTAGAAGAAGCCCCCGCCCCGGTAACGGAAGAACTGAAGCCCGAGGGGGACCTTGTTGAGCAGGAGGTTGAGGAAGAAGTTGTTCAAATTGGGGAACGTGACTACGGGTATAATGCCCCGAACCCGGTCCCCTTTGTTCAGATGCTTTCCGATTGGTACACCAGTGAGACCCCCATTACTCCCGAAATCCGGGGGGAAATGAACTCCGTGCTTACTGACCTGGAGCTTGAAGACCCCGACATTTATGACTTCATCACGGATGGTAAGGAAGAAGTGGACCGGGCTACGGTTCGCCGACTCCTCACGGTGGCTAACCTGACCGGACCTGATGGGCCCATCGCTGTTGACATGAAGGGGAACACTGAAATTCAGAAGGGGAATGCCCTGCTGACGGACAAGACGGTATGGAGTAAGTATGACAAGAATGTCGAGATACAGGATTCCAACTGGGCCGCAGATGTGTTTAATATGGTGGGCGAAGGAATGCAACCTATTCAAAACGTGCTCGACGATGTTCTCAATACTGTTCAGGATGAAAGAACCCGGAACAATATTAAAGACATTGTAGAGTTCCTTGAGGAACGTGGAGTTCCGGTGAGCGTGGCTACCATTCAGGGGGACAGCAACATTGCTGGTCTCACGATGATGGACCCGTCCTCTCCAGAACAGCATATCGCTCTGAACTTTAGCGCGAAGAATGTAAAATCCTCCCCTGCTGATGTCCTGCTCCACGAACTAACTCACGTTCTGGACAACCATCTGAGGGAGACAGACCCCCTGTATGCAGAACGCGTAGCAAGCATCGAAGAAATTGTCCGCTCCAACTGGGCCAACATCCAGAAGGAAGCGGAACGGGTGGCTCGCACTGCTGTAACTGAGGAGGAGCAGGCTGAGATTGACCAGTTCATCGCTGAGATGGAACAGGCTTTGTTCAACAAGCAGACTGAGTTTGAGGGTGGACGTGAGTTCCTTCCTAATGTAATTACCAACCCCATCATGGGAGAGGTGATTGCACAAGGCAATCTCCCGTTTGACCAAGCTCTCGACCAGTGGGCCTCCCCCAACAACCTTGCTCGAATCTCTCAGATTGGCAGAGGCAAGGTGAGCAGGATTGTTCATAACCTCATTAATGCTGTGTCCTCCATCCTCAAGGGTGCCCAGGTTGTTGAAGGGAAAGTTAATCCCAACACCGCGGTTATTCGTGTGGAAGAAGGAACCCTGGCTGACCCGACAAGGATGAAGATTGTCTCTCCGAAGCTGGCTGAATACAAGCCGGGAGTTGAAGACGAGAACGTATTCATTACGGACCGCGGCGTTGATGCCGCCCTCTTCTCGTCCTCTGAGAACTTTGTCGGAGCAGGGAAGAGACTATTCCGGACGGCGAATGTCAAGGGTGGATTCACCGCTGACAAACGTACTGGGAAAAAGGTTAAGGAATTCGCTGGTAACTTCCAGACTTACGTTAATGAACTTGTCGCACGAAACGAACGAACCAAGCGATATGTAACTCAGCAAACGAAGGGAATGGAAGACTCCGAACGGGCTACCGTCATCAACTCCATCGTGAACTACACGGGCGATTTGGGCAACACGCTCGACCCGAAGGTTACTCGCCGTATCTTTGCGGAGACTAACAACAAGGTCGAACAAGCCAGGGTGGCCAGGGAGGCTGAGGTGGACGCGGCGAACAATGAGTACGCCAAGTTCATTGCGGACCGGAGGAAGGCTATCATCCAGGCGGAGGCCAGGGTGAACGCCCTTGCCGGGACTCAAGCATTGCAGAATGTTGGAGTAGCTATTACCCAAGCTGTTCAGGTAGCTAAGGAAGTCCCCCAGGTGGACGAGAAGAACCCGATGGCTGTAGCCGCGGCTCGTTTCAGGAAGGCTCAGGAAGAACTCAACCCCGTGATGAAAGAGATTTACAGCACGTTGGACGAGGACGCTAAGGCCGAAATGAACGAAGCGTATGATAAGACCATGAAGGCCATTGCGGAAGACTTGGCCCAGGACTTCGACAACCCTGCTGAAATCGTACCGGGCCTTCTCAGTATCGGTGGACTTCAAAACGTTCCCAGTGTGGACGACTTGTCCGCAATGTTCACTTCGGTCATCAAGGCCAACAGGCTGGGATGGTTGAAGAAGGATGCCGATGCTGTGCGTGCCGCCAAGGATATAACCGTAGCCCAGCAAGCCCGTAGAGAGCGCATAGCCCAAGCCGAAAAGAACTACCAGACGAAGGTAGGACGAGGAGGCATGAAGAATGGGGTATGGACTTCTCCTGGAACGGTATGGCTTGAGCGTGATGCGGCCATGCGTGCGGAGAAGAACCGGATGGAAACGGTATACGCCATGAAGAGGAATGAAGCCCGTAAGGAACTTCTCAAATATCCTTTTGGTGCCCGCCTGCTCAATGTGCTGGACGACAACCGAAGAGCTATTGCTACCATGGAAGCTAACCTGATGCAGAGAAGGGGTGCTATCGGACTCGGAACAAAGGTGAGGGACTTTACCTACCTCTCCCGAACGTTTGCCGCGGTAGGAAAGGAGTCCATCAACTTCCGTAAGGCCATGATGGAACTACTGGACAGCAACGGCGAAGTGAAGCCGGAGTTTACCCACCTTGTAGGTATCCTAAACAATGCAATCCAAAGCTACATGAGAGAAAACATCTCCCGTTACAACCGGGGTATTTCGGAAACCCTCGACAACATGCTTGCTATGAGCAAGGTAGCTGATGAACTTGGTCTGGACGGTAGTGAATACCTTGGCTTCAAGGGAAAGGATGTATGGAAGAATGTAAGTGAATACCTGACGAAGGACCCGGCCCTGGCTGAGAGTGCTCTAAACACAATCAACAATGGTCACTGGAACGAGATTGCCAAGATGAAGGATGGCTCGGTTGAACTCCGTCTCATTATCAACAAGGCGAGCCAGCTAGATAACCTGCTCTCCTCTGCTGATGTTGGGGAGAAGAGCCGACTCCGTAGCAAGATGCGTAAGGCGAAGGCGGACCTGATGAACAAGGCGGCGGAAGACTATGTGCTTTCCAGTATGGGAGTAACCGATACTGACCTCCGCTCCTTCCTCCTCGGTCTAAATTCTCCGGAACAAATCACGGAAGCATTCAAATCAACTCCCTACCTGGACTCAAGTGTAATCTCCAACCTGATGGGAACGGATGAAAACCTCCGAACCCGCATCAGCAACACCATGGATTATGTGAGAAAGTCCACCGCTATTGAAATGCAGAAGCAGGGGGTAAACCTGACCGCTAACCAGCGGGACATGTCCCTTCTTGCTGATGGTGAAGTAGCGGATGCCCTGATAGCTACCGCTCGGAATGTGTTCAAGGAGACCCTATCCAAGGAGCGTAACGAAGAAAACATCTTCGCCAACCGTAAGAACCTGATGGATAGTGAACTTCAAATTCTTGGAGTTCGCGGGTTCAGTAATCTCACGGATGCCTTCGGTGTTATTCAAAACACCTTGTCCTCCCAGGGCAGAGCCTATGTCAACCAAGTAATTACGCATGACGTAGCAAGAAGCCTTGAAAGGCATGGGGTTGTTACCGGGGAGAGGACGAAGGAGAATACCCACCTGCTGGAATTCCAGAACAAGGCCAACCCGCTGAACGGAATGTATGCCGAAAGGGACATCGCCCTTGTCCTCTACCAAGCCATGCGACCTGACGAAGCAATTATGCGGGGTAAGGAATTTGGGAAGAAGTTGCAGAGCCATTGGGGTAACAACTGGGGAATGCTGAGAAGCATCGGTGGGTTTGTCTCCATGTTGACCCTGGTCCGTACTCCCTCCGCTACCCTCCGTAACATGGCGGGGACCATGGGGCAAAGCCTGAACGCAGGTGCTCTCCCGTTTGACAAGGGGGTTATCAAGGGATATGGGGAAGTGTACCAGCTTGCCCAGGACTTCGTTGTTGCAAACATTCTAAGTGCCGCGGGTTCCGTTGGTGTGAGGGGTGCAGTGAACAGTGAGATTATGGCGAACGCTGAGAAGCGATTCAACCAGTCCATGCAGAGGTATCGTGACCTTGGTCTGCTCGACGCGGGCGCGGCGAACTTCATGAAGGAACAGTGGAAGCAGGGGCTTAATGAAATGAGCCAGAAAGAGGGCAGTGAAATCAGCTTGCCCGACGAGGACGCAATGTTCTCTTCGCTCGTATCGGAACTAGGAGACCGGAGCACTGCAAAGAAAGCGATGGACCTCGCCAAGCGCATTGCGTATGGTACGTTCGTTTCGCCTATGAGCGTTGCCGCTTCTGCTTACTCCGTCCCTGACGTTATCGCCAAGATAATCCTCTTCAATGGGGAGAGCCACAAGGTAAGCAAGGTAGTGAAAGCCGAGCTCGCACAAGCTGAGAAGCTGAGTAGAGCAGGAAAGGAAGACAAGCTGACAAGCTACATGAAGGACGCTTTGGCCGCTAAGAAGGAAGGGACTCTTACTTCCTACATTGAACGTAGGGCGGCGGACAGGACGAAGAACCTTCTTCCCACGGGGGCAAGAACCCCTGACTGGGTGAATAAGGTAAGCATCTTTGGGATGCCCTTCTTCTCCTTCATGTACCACACTTGGCAGAGTGTACCTTACAGCATTGGCTACGGGATGGAAGAACTTCGCGCCGCAAGGTTTGCAACCAATACGGCAGATAAAGTCTCCCTCTACATGGATGCCACCCAAAAGTTTGGAGGTGCTATCCTGGGCCAGTATGCTATGATGGAACTGATGCGGTTTGCCCTTCCGATTGTTACTCAAGCAATCATGGGTATGGTCACGGGTGATGACGAAGAAGACAAGATGCAGATGCTCGAAGCAAGTTCGTTTACCCGTTGGCTTGCACGGAATGCTGGACTCTCCGCGGACTACGACCAGAACGGAGAACTCTTTTTCTGGTTTGACAAGGATAATGAAACCTTCATAGTCCAGGATGGTCAGTACCTTCTGCCATATAAGAGCCTTGGTGAAACCCTGGGTGCTATTATCAACCTCGCTGGATTGAATCCTTTCTCTGACAAGAGTGAGGCTAACCAATTCGAGGATGACTACACCGCCCAGCTTCTGGATTATGTTCAGAGCACGGCTGGTTCTCCCTCCATGTGGATTCAAATGCTCATTGATATGGGTTCAAAGGAACCCCGTCAAAGCGCAGACCTGAAACAACTGGGTGGGGTATCAGCAATCCCGGAAGCCTTTGGGAATGCCCTGCTCATGAGCTTAGGACTCCGCCCTTCTGCTGAACTTGCGGGAGGTAGGACGCTCGACTGGATGGAAAGGATAGCTACGACTGTAAAGGATAACCTCCCCCTATGGCCTACTCTGGTTCAGGGGGTGCAGACCTGGACAGGGATGAATCCGGATAGTGAAAAGGCAGGATGGTTGTTGAAGAACCTTGGCTTTGGTGTTCGTCGTCCCAAGAATATTAATGATGTCCTCCGGGACAGTCTTGCTAAAGGTAACAAGGACCTCTCCAATTCGTTGAAGAACCAGCGCATCATGGATACCAACCTTTACACGGCTGACCTTAGCGATGCAGAGTATGACAAGATTATCGAAGCTGATAAGGCTATGGTAATTGAGCAGAGTATTTCCCTCGCTAATAGGTTCCTGGCGTTGAAGGGGTTCCTCAAGGGGATGGGAGTCAAGGACGTTGACACGGTTCTTGAAGCATCTGCTCAGGAGGCGGGCATATCGTTGAAGGCTATGGATGACCTTATCTCTGGCCGGGCCAAAGACTTCATCTCTAACCAGAGGTTTGACAAGATTGAAGAGACGAGAGACCGCTTGCTTAACAGGCCCGGTATTACTCCGGAAGCTAAGAAAGCCATCCTCCGCCAGTTCCAACAAGCTGAGAAGGTGTATGACATCGACGCAGTAGATATTACTTCCAGCTTGATTGAGCCGGATAATGTGGAGCAGGAGGTGAAGAGCCAGAAGAGATAGTAAATAAAACACAGGCATAGAACAGAATACCCCCTTGACCTTCGCGGGTTAAGGGGGTATATTTTATCCATGAAGAAACTCAAACAACACTACGGCACTATCCCACCTGGGGGTTGGTCATTCACCATACCGCTCGAAATGAGCGAAGTGCTCGTAGGGACCAAGATGATTGCTCCGACCTTGTGGCAGTTGAAGGACGAATTGAACAAGCTGTTCATCCGTAATCAGGAAAGCTTTAATGAAACTCTGTTCGAACAGTTCATGTGCAGGAACCTTCCGGAGGACTGGTGTGAAACGTGTGGAGATGAAGGGGACCCGTGGATGGAAGAGAGACCCTTCGATGCGAAGAAGATTGCCGCCTTCTTTATTACCCTGCTCAGATGGCTACGCAATGGGAAGAAGTTTGTGAGCAAGGAGGAAGCCCAGCGGAGGTATTCGAAGTGCCTGTCCTGTCCGTTTAGTACACGAGATGTTCCTCCAAGTTTACGCTTAGAGGGGTGCAAGAGTTGCGAGGTGGAGAAGGCCGCGAGGGGAACCATCCTGGAAGCGACGAAGAAGTATGGTGCCGTGGACGAGGGAGAGGAGGAACAGGGATTGTCTCCCCTCTATTGCAAGGTGTGTGGATGTGAGTTAAGAGCCAAAGTCTGGTTTGATATACAGACCAAGTGCTGGTAAGAAAAAATACAAAAAGCCCCGAAGAGAACTGGAAAAACTCTTCGGGGCTTTTTGATTGACAACAATAAGTGAGGGGGCGTAACCCTCTTGACATGTTGAATATACTATATAGGGATTATTATGTCAAGGACAAAATTCCGTAGATGGGCAGACGGTGAAAGAGTTGCGGGGAGAGGGAGGGATAAGTGGAGGTTGTTTCCATTCAAATTTTCCAAAGTAAAGAGAGGTGTGTAGTCCCATCGGAGCAACCTGTTCTTCTGTTCTGATGAAGAAGGAATCAACGCCACCGCCGTAGAAGATAGGGTTGCTCAAGGGTTCCTGTCTGTTGCTTGGGGTGAAGAGAATGAGTCTTCCCCAATTGTTCTGGTCCTTTAGTTCGATGATTAATTCGTGATAGTTCATTACTTTGAGGTGGGTAGAATTACTACTTTGAAAAGTTGAAGGTAGTGATGATAGGTGAAAAGGATTATGTCCATCCAGTCGTCATCCTCCTTGTTGTACAGGGTAATCCTACCATCAGGCTCAACCCGTATCACATCCAAGGTGTTCCCGCAAAGCTCCAGGGTTGGGGAAGGAACATTTTCGTATGTGCAAAACATAGACTTTGCGAACCCGATGTCGAGTAAGGCCAGTCCCTCGTCGAAAGAAAGGGGAAGAGAAAGGATGGGGTCAATCGTCGTGCTGTGAATGTACCCATTAATATTTTCACTGCATCCCTCCTGGAGAAGTTTTTTCCTGCTAGAAAAGAACATAGCTGGGTGGAAGGACTTCCGTTCACAGGAGAATATCTTCTCGTGGTGGTTCTTGAAAACCAGCTTGCTTGAATCCGTGGTCTCATACAAGGTGTATGGCTTGAGGATTGTTTCGATAATTGTGTCGCTCATTGTTACTGGACTATAGCAGGGGAGATTAAAATGTAAAGGGTCTCTTGTGTCATACAAAATAAAACCCCAGGAACGCGCCAACGTTCCTGGGGTAGGTGTATTCATGTATTAGCCGCAAAAATTTTAGTGTAACAATTCGTCAACTAGTTCGTAGCAATAGGGGGTATAAAGATGGTTGAACTCAGGTGAGGTGTTGAGTAAGTGCAGAGGGAAAGGGTTGGGTGGAGCCGATGGATTCATAAACAACTTTACTCTCGGTAGCTCTTTCGTCCCTATGGTATAGTAGAGATGGCCATCCCCGCCCTTAAAAACAAATTGATGTCCATCGCAAGTCGGGAGATTAATGAAGTTAGTGGACGAGTTTCCTTGACATACGAGAACACCATTAGGGGAGTGCTTGAAGAAAGACATAGCACTTACCAAATCCATGGAAAACAAACTCATAATATGGGGAATATCATTCGTTTCCATTTTAGTAAGGTCAGACAAGGTGGGATTGATTTCTGTGATTCTAGGAGATGCACAGAGTTGTTTTATACTCATATACGGCATATCGTAGGTGTAATATGCTTCACTTATATGAAACAACCTGTCCTCTTTTTCAAACACAATCATTCCCGACTCGCCGTGGTCTAATCGGAAAGGTCCTTTTGGAAATTTAATTTTCATTTTTCGTAGATAACAAGTAGATTAAGAGAGCCAAATGCAGAGGCTCTATCCCCTGGTTTCATTGCGAGGATGTCGGTATGGTATCCAGGGGGTAGATAAGGCGTATACTCCTTGATAGTTTTTAACATCTGGTAATCTTCTCCCTTCAATTTTACGAAGGTGTAGGGTGGGGAGAACACCTTTTGAATAGCTTTGGTCATAGGACCATTGAACAATCCTCCTTCACAGAATCGAACCTTGGCATGCCTTACGTCGGGGACAACATAGAAATTCCCATAGCTGGCCCACGGAAGATGGGGGCTTCCCTCATATTGTGATTTGAGCAGATGGAGAATGCGTTCAAGCCTTCCCTGGTCGGTGGCAAAATCTCTATTAAAGAGGTCGATAAGATAGATTACTTCATCAACATCCATCCCGTCCCTTACATATGATTCAAGAAACTGTTTCATGATACTAAATGGAATAAGGTTTTTGTATGTTTGGCCACGGGGAAAGCATTTGCTTCATCATGCACGGGTTCGAGTACACCTACTTCATTTACAGTCAGGTCCCTCACTTCCCAAAGGAAGCCATCTCTACCCACGTAAACAAAACGATAACGAATATCCTTATAGTCTGGTGGCTTAGGTACAGAGTTGGATGCTGGAGCATAGGTATCGTATGCAAAGATTCCTTTATTGGAATTAATGACATCATTCAAGGTCTTGTTAAAATCCCAGGAAGGTTTCTGTGTGTAGTATTCAATATTCCCGTGAAGGATAGACCAGTAGATATACCCTGTGGAAGTGTCATGTGGTTTCCCAGCTATGACTTTAATTACATTCTTTTCCATATCATACTGATATACTACGCTGGGGTTGCCAGTGATATAGAAGGGGCCCAAACTTGCATACATCAATTGAAGGGCACGAGCTATTTTCCTAGGGTCTTCTCTAGACATTGTGGCTGGAATAAATTTGAGTTGAAGCGGGCGAAGCGTTCGTATCGTCCTCCATCAGTTTGATTTTATTTACTAGAGCGGTGAGGTCACGTCGTACATTTCGGAATTCCTGGCTGATATTAATCGTGTCACTCTCCATATCGAGATACATGGCGTGAACCATGCGAATAATAATCAGGTCCTCCGCTCGCTTGTCAATAGAAGGGGAAGCCATTGAGCGGAGGAACCGAGCCATGTTCATCATGAACTTTGAATTGCTCTTGATTCCCTGCCAGTGGTTCATGAAATCGTTCAGGTAGAATAGGGCCTTGCTCACATCTTCCCTACGCTTACGTTGTCCACCCTTGAGTCCACTCCGCCAGAGATACTTGATGCAGTTGCCCATATCAAAGGGAAGGTAACGGGTAAGCTCAATACATTCCATGCCCGAGGGGTGGGAAGTGTAGTGGCTGGGATGGTTAACGATAGACTGGTTGTCAAGGATAGATTCGATTACGTCTTTTTGATTCATGTATTATTGTTTGGTTGATTAGGGGAAAGTATTAGTCGTGAATTCCGAGGGCTTCTCCGATTAGGCAGGAGTAGACCCCCATGAATAAAAGGAGACAGAAGGACATCTGATTATAGGGGAGGTCTCCCGAACAGGCATCCATTAATGTTAGGGATGTGCCCGTTAAGAGAAGGATATGTAGGGTTTTAGCCATTAACGTAGTTGTCAATATCTTCCTGGATAGCCCAGGCTTCCTCATAACAATGGATTTGAATCTTGCAAAGCTTCTTGAACGCGAAGAACGCTAAGACCAAATAGAGCGCATAGGCCGAGACGAACGTTACGTAAGGGATGAAGTTCTTAGGGGTCATAACGAGTATAAAAAACGCTACGATGAAGACGGCAACATCCAGGAGAACCAGCATGGACATCCAGTCTCCAATTTTACGTGCTCTCATTTCGTGTTGTTCCTTGAGCTTTACTTTGTTGTCAATGATTGATTGGTTGGTTGTCATTTCGAGGTAACTTTATCAGATGGATTTAATATTGCAAGACTTTTCTTTGTCAATTTTATAACTTACTAAGATTTAATTGGAAGGATAATATTCCCAGGCGAGGGAGAAATAGTCTCACCCCATTGCACCTATCTAAAATAGGATTGAGCAGATGAATCTTTGTGAGGGCCTTATTAATTGAAAGGGTTGTTATTGACCACCCTATTCTATACATGGCTTCATCAATTTTTTCAACGTGGTCTGGCTGAGGGAATCCTATTTCCGTTAATGAGTTGGTAATCTTTTTTGTTGCTTTCTCTTTATCGGTATTCATAGAACCTCTATTCTACCACAGTTCTAATCATCATTCAATTCTTTTGTTATGATGTCAATGATTGTTTTGCAGTCAGACAATAGTGCTTTCTTTTCATCAGCCATTTCCTTGGGGACCTGCGTACCCCGGACCTTGGCTTCGAGACTAGTAACCCTGTCGAGTATGGAACGAAGGGATTTGATTGCCGCAGGAGTGTCCAGGTTGGCCTTCCACATTTGCTCAGTCTCTGCTATCTTAATGACATAGATGAACAGGTCAGACCGGAGGGTGTAGAAATACCGGGCTTGGTTGGCTTGGGATATTACTTCTTCAAGATGGTCCGCATGAAGAGGGCCGGAAAGAAGAACGGCTATAGCTGAGATTAGTAGGGTTGGTTTTTTCATTTTCGTAGTACTTTTAAAATGGTTAGTTCGTGGGAGTCAAAGTATGAGGTATTTACGTGGGAACATATTTCTCCATCAGTGATTTCAGTCCATGCCAACTCATAACCGCGGGCCTTGTCGAGAGCTTCTTCCATTGCTTCTTTGTCTTCCCCAAACTCACTGGGTTTATCTATATACTCCTTTGGGTTCCGTATTATCTCAAATGCAGTCCATAAGGAATTAGTGATGGTAAAATAACGAAGTTCCTGGTCGAAATCCATCTTTCCAAATCCGCTATAGAGAGCAACTACGTAGTTTCCTGGAAGTCCCGCGGCTCTGGCCAGCAGGAAAGTAATCTTCGGTTCGCCAGGAATAGGGGTCTCTTCTACTTCCTGCTCCTGGCCGGGCTTAAACTGAATGTCCAGTTCAATCATCTTTGAGCAGTGGGGACACGGTATTTGATTTGTCATTGTGCTTCCTCCTTTTGTTTGAGTTCTTCCAGGAGAACCTCCTCATTGCCCACCTGTATATTTTGAGTGTTCAGGTTGATAATCTTCCTATGCCCATCACCTGTGTAATTTAGTTCAGCCAGATAGATGTCATGTTCGAATAATTGCCATGCTCTTTTCCTCTTTTCATAGGTTCCAAAGATGTCACTAGGCCAGTTGCCTACATTCTCTCGGTCTTCAACAAGAGAGATAGCTTCCTCCAATGTATTCACAACCGTCAGGTATTCTAGTTTAATAATGCGGCCTACCTCTTTGTAGATGACTACACGGAAATAATTACCTGGGGTACGATAGATTGAAAATGTAAGTTGTGGGTTCATTTCTTGCTCAGTTCGTTGTATATCGTAGGTTTTCATTGGGGTAATTCTTTCTCTATAAATTCAATAAGCTTGGTAAGTTCGTCAGGGTCTACTCTAGACTGATACAGGTTACATGCAATTTGGTTGTCCGTATTCACATAAAATTCCAGAAGCTCCACATCTCTGAGTAAACTTCTCCATATGTCTTCCCTTTCATCATCAGATTCATAGCCATCATCCAGCAGGCCCCGATAATCTTCCCTGTGTCTGGCTATCCATAATGCTTCATCCAAGGTATAGGTTGTTGCCATGTGCTTGACATAGAAGTTCCTACTATCTTCTTTGAAAATAAAAACCCGGAACCTATTGTTAGGGGTTCTATAAAGGGTGAATGTAACTTTCATTTTAAAAAGGCATCTGCAATTTGTTTTCTTTGAGTGAGCTTAACCTTCCGATTAGTGAAGCCAAGTCTTTCCTTAAACGTATATACCGTGGAATAGGCCATCCTGTTTTTGCAGGGGTAATCAACAAGAAGCGTTCCCATTCTTGAAGCATTATCGAAGCCGTCACTCGGCCACTCCTTGTAAGTATCCCTGTCCTTAATGAGCGAGATGGCCTCCTCGAACGAATCCACATGCGGGACGAGATGGACACAGTTTCGATGGGTAGCCGTCTCTTCGAACAAGAAAATACTATAGTACGAATCGTCCATTTCGTACAGTTCAAACGTTATGTGCATTAGATTAAAGAAGGGGTTTAAGGTGTTTATAAATACTGGAATTAACCGCGGCGGGATAAATATGTTTGACTATTTTGGTAAATCCCATTGCTGGTTTAACGCTAGTCTGAACAAGAAACTTTGTACTTCTCCTGGAGTATAACCTCTGCACATTAGCAGGATAGATTACATCGGGGAGGGTAGTGTTTACGTCAAAGGTAGAGTATAGATTCTTAATGTACGTAACGGCCTCTTCGGGCGAATAGGTCAGGAGGTATCCTACTATCCTCAAATAACGTAAACTCTCCTGTTGTACTATCACGATATAGCTCTCCTCAGCCGTCAAGAGCAAATCGTAGGTTAAGTATTTTTCTTCTTTGTTCATATGTCTTACTATAGTATGTGATTTTTAAATGTCGAGATTATTTTTTGTCATTCTCTTTCAAGAAACTTAATCTCGTCATATTTTGATTTGACTTTTTCAAGGAAGGATTTGAGCATAGCTTTTTCTAATTTGGTAGCCGTCCGTGGAAGTCTAAAATGATTCAGGGTTTGTCCTGTATGTCCTTTCTTTCCAGAGTTCTCGTTAACAAGAGATACCATAACAGGAATACGGGAGGTGTTGCTTACCCTAAAATAGGTGTGTTGGTCAGGTGTCCCGTTAATATCTACAAAATTTATATCCTCAATCCTTTTCATAACTTCCTCAAATGTTTTGAAGATACTAATCTCGATGGCTTGAGAATGTGTAGTTGTTTCCCTGTAGAAAGTGAGAGCATACTTGTCTTCTAGCTGTAGATAATGCACGGAGAAGGTTACATGGATTCCATTATCCTTACGGTTTTCCCTCTCAATAAAAGCCTTGGTTTCATCATATAGTTCGGTTACTTTCAGCCATTCGTCAAGAGAAGGAGGGCCCTCCCGGTATTCACCTATGAATACTTCGAGTTGTCCTATGTCGCTAAGACAAAGCTCAACCAGAACATGAAGATTCTTAAAACGAAGGAATTCTTTGGTGGCTTCTATCTCGTCTCCGTATGTACCAAAAGGAATTTTGTTCCTGCTCTTGCAAAACTTAATGACATAATCCAATTTCCTATGACTCATAACCCCCAAAACTTTGAAGGAATACATGCCGGAAGAAGTCGTCTCTTCGGTTGCTACCCCCACATACTTTTTTGATTGAGGGTGATAGTACAGGCCAAAGGTAATGTGTTTCAGGTTCTTCATCTTAATTACAGGGGCATTCTTGAAACGATAGTGAGTTCCTTGGAAAGAATAACGGAGGCCCATGAGAGGCGCATATACTTTGCAAGTTCCGTCAGGAGGTTGAGGCTCAAACAAGCGGTATTTCCAAGCCGTCTTTCGGGCTCTACTCCGTTCTTGTCCAGACTGATACTAAGGTGAAGAGCAAGGAAAGCCAGGGCCAGCTTTGGAAGATTCTCACATTCCTTTAGAAGGCTTGCCACCTGCTTTTTGTCCAACGTTGAATAAGAACTCCTGTTCTCCATGTCAATACCATGGCCGTGAATCTTGGCAAGGTTTTTATTGTAGCAATGCAAGGCGCGGGTGAATGAAGAGTTGAATACATGGTTCAAGTCCTTCCGGTGTTCACTACAGAACTCAATGGGGTTCTCAACCCGGCACAAAGTAATAGCATCCTGAATCAGAAATGCCTTAGAAGTTGCGGGAACCATAAGGCCAAACAATACATTTTCAGGCGTTGTTTTTTCAGTATAGGCCCGTTCAATAAGAGTCTTGCTGGTTCCTTCTTCGGTAAAGTTGAATTCGTTTTTGGAAATATTATCGTTCATCATTTTTATATAGGTTATTAAGTAGGTTAATGTTGCTTTTAGGATTCTGTAGTTGCAGGATGGATTTTCTAAAAAATAGAATGAGGGCTAGGCTAGCTGGAATCAATACCGCCAGAATGGACATGAATGCTATTAACAGTAGAACCAAGAAAAGAATCTTCATCATAGAGTTATCTTGCTTGTGTCAAGTTTGTTCTTCAAATAATCCAGTTCACGGGGGGTTAACTTGTTAAATTGGAACACCTTAATTCTTTGTTCGTCAAGCATAAGAGGCTCTTTATCATTAACAATAAGCCTTCTCTCCTTGTTGAGGGGTTTCCGGGTTATGGTGTTGATTTGTGAAAGAGTCCGCATAGCCACCCCGAAAGATTGCGCTTGAAAATGCCTGATTATTTTGTAAGTTGTACTATTATAAATCTGGACATACAATTTAGAGTCAGGCAAGCGGTGAATGCTGAAACTCTTTTCCGGAGACATAGGCGTAATTTGGTAGTCAATAATTAGGGAATCCCCTTCACGGACTACAAAGCCGTCAGTCAAATTCTCCAGCATTAAGTGCGCCATGGAGATAATGCAAGGTACTGGATTGGCAAACCACACTTTCATTTTGTAATGGCAATTATATTCAGTCTTCATCTGCGTGCAACTAGGACCATATACCCTCACATCCTTACTACTGAAATAACAGAGGGTTAGAAGTTGAGACTGCCATGCACGAAGGCAGTTCATTTTATTGGTCATAATTTTTATTGAGTAGGTTATAAAGTTCTGTCCAGGTTTTTACTTCGTTGATAAGTTCCTTTTTGAAGAAGGCAACCCTTGCATAGGTTGGAGTGGCGATTAAGACCGCCATGCGGTGAGGTGAATGAAAAAGCCGTCTCTGAAATGTGGGGAAGAGTTCTTCCCTGTTATTGTGATAAAGCTCCACATAGACCACGGGAAAGGCATTGGAGATTTGTTTTTCTCTGCTCTCCTTCTTCCGGAACCCTATGCTTTCAAGCTCTAAAATGTAGCCATCAATCATTTTGCAAAGAAGTTAGACGTTGACCGGATATAGGGGCGGGTATAGTGCAGTCTCATGTTAGGGTAAACTTCCTTTTCCAATACGTCTTCCAACTCATAAGAGCTTTTCAAAACTTTCTGAATAAGGACTTTGGCTTTTTCTACCGCTTTAGAATGGTTCTTGAAAGCTTCTTCAATCTTGACAAGCTCACTGTTCACGAAGTTTATGCACTTGTCCAGTTCCGTTTTAAAGTTAGGGTTAAGCCGTCCATTTTGCGAAGTGGTAATACCCTCCAGAACATACCGTTCATAACGGGAACTCCATGTGTCTTCCCCGTAAATATCCTTAACTCCGGTAGGGAGCATGACGCGCAGGGAAATAGCGGGGAAGAAGGTGCGTGAAGAATAGTTGTCTACGCTTCCCGGAGCAAGGACGCTTGCCCCTCTAACATAATCATCTCCTCGGAAGTGCCTATTGAGAATATGACTAACATTACTCCAATCCTTTTCCCTCATAACCTTAAATTCGCCTGACTTTGTTTTAAAATCTGGACTGTCAAAAACGACTTTGAGATATTCAAGTGCATCCTTAAGCCGTTCATAGAAATATTGAAGTCCTTTCAAGTCACGCATGGCCTTATCATCTTCTTCAACGAATTTCCGAATAAAGTAGTTCATCATATCATTATTATTCATTTCTTTTTGTCTTTCTATTTTTGTTTGTAGTTTTAGAGATTGTAGAATTTAATATATTCTTCCCTGCTTTTAAATGTCCTCACCTTCCCCCCGTGACCGTTGTATACGATTGTTTCAATTCCTTCGCCATTCGAACGGTTGTCATAAACATGAATAGTAGAGCCGTCTTTTAAAGTAAAAGCCGTAGCAATTCCCTTATACTTAGGGTTTTTACGGGAGACTACACTGCGTGCGAGGTTGTAATTAGTATACACACGCCCCATTTTTTGAGGCCACGGGTATGGGGTGCTATCCAGGCTCATAAACACATGGTCCATGCCGTTAGGATAGGAAAAGAAGTCCCATTTTTCCGGAGCTAGTTCGGCATCCCATTTGACTAGGTGAGTTAGCGAAAATTGGAACTGTGCATAAAACGGAACCAAATCCTCAAAGGCGAAAAGGAAACGTGCTCCCTGCTCAATAGCGTACTTAACCATTTTTTTACCAAATCCTTTCCCCTGGAATAGGTGAGAGACTATGAGGGAAACAAGTTCCCCCTCCGCGGTTATCGAAAATACTCCGACGATGGAGCCGTCATTTACTAGCCTGAAACACTTGCATCCATTATCCCTGTACCAGTCACCGGGGTAAACGTCAACATGTACCTGATTCATGTCTGACAGATAATGGCGCAGTTCCCCTGCAAGGCTCTCCATTGCATAAGGATTTATCTTTTCAATATACATTTTCTTTTGTCTTTCTGTTTGTTGTGCCGGACGTTTTGGCCTCCGGCTCGCCTTACATGAACAGTTATACCATAGGAGCAGGGAAAAACAAGACTAATCTTTTTTGTCTTGTGTCATACACCAATTAAACGCCGCTTTACCTTGTTCAGAAATGGCCCATGGACTAAAAGAACGGTGGACAATACGGGGGCGGGTAACCACTTCTGCTAGAATACATCCATCTTCTTCCATGCTTTTATTACAATTGCATGGCATAGGGGTTCCCTTGCATTCTCCTCCCCTGTTTTTACGAATATGGCTCTCATAATCCATTGTTAGTAGCAATTCCTTTAACTCTTTCATGGCCTTATAATTATGGATAGGGTAAGCCATTCGCAAAGAGGTAGAGCTAAAATTCTCTGACTCTAAATAGATTGTGAGATAAAACTCCTTATTCTCCGTGTTTTCCGTAACGTGTGCAGTATACACGGCTTCCTCACCCTCCAAAATGTTCACAACGTCAGCCTCATACTCAATATATTGAGTTTCAGGGAGTTCTTCCGTTTTTGCAGGTTGTTTCGGAGCGTCCTTAATGGGCGTAGCGTACACATCAACCGTTGCACAGGGGAGGCCAAAACAGGGATATTGATTAAAAGAATCCTCCGTTCCCTCAATTTCGACAATTACCTTCCATTCAGCGCGGAAATCGTCAAGTTCAGCGCGGTCTTCCTCGCTAAGTTCGCCTTCATCATCTCCATACCCCATTAAATAAGGGAATGCCCATTGAGGAACGCCCTCAACCCTTTCGTAACTGTCTGACGTTTCATCCGTTTCAGATAAGATAATGTACGTACTTCCGCAATGGGGGCATAGTCCGTTTAGAGGCGTAACGCTTCGGTTATCGCATTCCATGCAGTCATATTTTTCGTTTTCGTCGATAATAACAGTGCTCATTTTTATGTTTTCTATTTTAGTTTGTTGGTTGGTTGCGGGGTTGTGTTCCCCTTACGCAATCCTTTATATTATATTAGAGGGGAAACGCAAGGGAAATGTTCATGCCTTGTGTCATACTTAACTGTTAAGGCTTTACGAGGTATTCTTTATAAATCTTCAACGCTTCTCCATGCGTTCTTGGTGCTTCATTCCCATCTATGGCTCCCCACATGCTTAATATTTCAAAGTTCGTTTCCGTCCTTTTCATGGACAAAACGGCATAAATGTTATACTTTAGTTGTCCATCTTTCCGGAAAGCCTTGTCTTTAGGTATGTCATTGTCTATAGCTAATGGGCCGTTAAACGGTTGCTTGAAAAACTTAAATTCCGTAACTTCCTCATTTGCATAGGGGTACAAATCTTTCGTCCAATAATATACTTTTTTCATTTTAGGATTGTTCCACGTGGAACATTTTAGTTATTGATTTGTGATTAGGCGGTTATAGTCTTTTTGACTGATAGAGTCAAATGGTAGCGGGTAAAACAAGCTCCTGTATCCGAATCATAAGAACAATTGGCCCGCAACTCTTCATGTTCTGCTTCAACCATTTCCGCTAGTTCGTTAGGCGAACAATCCAGAACAGGGGTGTACGCCTCAATTTTGGTGAGGAAAAAGTTGGCTTCAATTTCTTTTGTCTTCCCTCCGTTCTTTCTTACAAGGTTTTCCACCGTGCCTAGTGCCGCGGTCAGAATCTCCTTGCGTTTATCCTGCAATATGGTAATAATCGCAAGCGGCTTTCCTTCAATGCGTTGGATACGGGAACAAACCAAAAAGCCTTGTTTGTGCAATACATTTAAAGCAACGTCTTTTTTGTCCACCGGAACGGCAATGCGTCGAATGTTGTGCTCTACCTGCTTCTCCGTTGCTGATTGCAGGTCATAAACCTTACAACCTAAGCCTGTTAAGGTATTCAGGATGATTTTTGAAAAAAAGTCTTTACGCATCTTTTTGAATAAGCCATGTTGTTTCGGTAGTTTCCCGGTCAAATCCAATGCTTGCATAAGACGGCCCTACAAAGTCACTGACTTCACGGACGATTTTAATGTCTGGACCTGCTTTAGCTAAAACCCTTAATAGCAGGTTCTTTCCGGGTTTAAAAGAGAGTTCTACTTTTTCAACTCCTTCCCGGTTGTTCAAATGGCTTAATGCTTCAAATAGTTTCTTGTTCATGTTTTTTATGCGTTAAAGTTAAAGGCTTTTTGAATATTTTTCCCCTGTACCGTTACGGACGTGAGGGAATACATTTTATACTGCAACATGTGTATGTTTTGTTCAGACTTTAGGGCAAGGATTTTTGAATCATACTTGTTTGTCTTATCAATCGCCACCTCTACCACGGCACAATAGGCAAACCATAAGAGAGTTAATGCGCTTGCGTAAACTCCAACGATACAAAAAAGCTCCGTTACGTTGGTTCCGTTGTAAATCTTGGTTGCCAAAATGATGACAAGAATAAAGGCAAGCCATGCAGAGATTCTTTCAAAGTTCAATCCATCCAAGGCCCTATATATTCCCCGCCACCTTTTAAATGAGCGGGTGAGTTCCGAAATCTCACGGGCGTGAACAAAGCTAGCGTAAAAAGCGTATTTCATAAATGTTAGAAGTTAAGGGCCGATATAAAACGCTTCATTTCAGCGATAGAGGTGCATTCAAATGTTAGTGCTGGATTCCAATTTGAGCGGAAAATAAATCCTCCCTCCGTTTTCTGAACATAGGCAAAGGTGGAGAGCAATTCTTCCCTATCATGGATAAAGCTATTTTCCAGTCTGTCCAGAGCATCAATGTCTTTCTTATTCATTTTTCTATTTTAGTTTTAGGCGGTTGCCTCGTTACGTGTTTCTTTATAACATTTTTGAGCAGGTAAACAAGGAAAATGTTCATGCCTTGTGTCATACTTCACTGTTAATCAGTTATGCAGAAAAATTAAAATTTAGCATATCCGGGTGCGTGGTAAATTGTAGTTGTCTATCCTCAAAAATGACAAATCCTAAGATGTTGCTATCAATACTCATTCTCTTTTTTAACTCTATAGCGAGATTGTGGAGGACGGTATGCCCGCATAAGGTCCACGCTAGCATTGCGTGGCTTACAAGCTCCCCTGCATCATTCCGGGTTATGGGGTGGATGTGGATGCCTTGTCTTCCAACGTCATCATACAAGTCCCACAACATAAATTGGTTATCATACACAATGCAATCCGGGAAAATCTCCTTCAAATCCTGCAAATATTCTTTTATTTCTTTCATGGTTCTATGTCTTTCTAATTTAGGGGTTTAAACTAAGTCAATAGCGCGTAAAAACAAACGCTTGTCATGGTCAAAATAGGTCCACCCGTACTTTCCGAGGTTGTATCCGGCTACTTTCCTATCTCCATGTATCCGGTGAGGCATCCATTCGACACTGATATTTTCTTCCCCTACCCCGTGGATGACGGCATGAGTTCCTTCCTCCATCAATTCCCGGAGGGTTCCGAAACGGACAAAACTGCGGGCAACTTGGTAGTGTGTATGACCTTCCTTTTTGTAATACTCTTCTGCAAACTTATGCAGGCCCTTGCTTGGTTTTTGTATGATTATCATTGTTTTATGTCTTTCCAGTTTATTTTCCAAGGGATATTTTAGTAAGGGCCTCCCTCATTTTCTCCATGCTAGCGGCGTATATAAAATGACGCACAAGGGGAGTTGCATCCGTGCGGGTTGCAAGATAACCTAACCCTGTTTTATCAATCCAATAAGGCACTGATTCCAGAGTTATCCTTGCCCCTTCTGCCCCTAATTTTTCCAGCTCCAATAGTGCTTTTAAATCGTTGGATGTTAACATTTTCTTGTATCTTTCTATTTTAGTTCGTTGCTTGGTTGGTTGTAGGGTTGTGTTCCCCTTACGCATTCTTTATAGCATCTTTGAGCAGGGGCACAAGCGTTTTATTTCACGTTTGTGTCATACAAAATTGTTCCACGTGGAACTTTTTATCTCTCCGCATGTTCTTTTACCTTGTCACGTTTAACCAACGGCAAGACGGGAGGAAACACCCCGCTTGCGTAGTCCTCCCGGCTAACTCCCTGCCAAGCATAACCTTTGTATGTAGGCTGACGGCGTTTTACTACGTTGTTAATTCCAGCCGCTAACCCCTTTACCGCCCGCGCCGCATCCCAGTAACTAGGATACATGGTGATAGGCTCCAGGGTTTCCCGGTTTATCTGCATGACGGGCCGCGCGGATTTGTGCAATCCCTTTTCAATGTTCCCCTTCAATGTCTTTTTCCGTTTTTTCACGCAGTTACCGTAACGTATGTTTTCCCGGTGAGTACACCATTGCAGATTCTCCGCACGGTTGTTCATGGGGTTTTCATCTAAATGGTTTACATCTAACTCGCTTATTTTGTACCCTTTAAGATGCGCGCCTAACGGCACAAACGCACCCGCAACAAGGCGATGAACATAATATTTATAGTGCCATCCTCCCTTTTCATCCAGCAAGGGAACATATTTATAACCGTTCCGGCTAGTCTGGATGCGTAAAAGCCTGTTGACAAGCTTGCTCCACACCGCGCCCATGTTACTCACAAGGTACAATTCCCTGCAACCTTTCAGCGGTACAGGTTCCCACAGTTCCCCCGGTCTAGTACATTCAGCTAGTGTCTTCTTCTCCTTCTTCTTCACTTATCAATCCCTTTCCTGCTTTTAATCCCTTTCAATTTCTCTCCTAATTCTTTAAGCCGCGCTTCTTCTTCCGTAAGCTTTCGATTCCCCTGCTTAATCCCTCGGTTTATGCGCCTAAAATCCTCGGAGAGTTTATCCAGTTTCCGCCTCAACTCTATAAACTGTTCGGTACTGTTAATTGCCATGTCTCCTTTATATAGTAGGCACGCCGTTTTTCAAGCTTTTTGTGCGCCATTTCCCCGCTTTTCAAGCTTTTTATAGTGTACCGCAATTGTTGCGTTAGCCCTAAAAACTGCACCATTACTGTTACTTTTGGCTTTCTTTGGACTTTCTCCCGAATTCCTTCGCACAGAAAGGGGCCTATAAGGGCCTTTTGAGCAGGGAGCCTTACTATTATACCCGGCGATTTTGCCCGCCCGTATACGCAAACCTCATGCGTTTTATTTTCGCCAATTCCGCACTTTTCGCCCTAAACGTACTAAGTGCACCTAAAATGGTACATAAATCATCCATTCGTAACGGAAAGAGTACTATTCACTTTTTATACAACTGTATACATTCTGGCATTTCGTACCGTTATAGGTACTGGTTCGTATCATTTCCGTGCTATACGCCCTAAACGGTCTTCCCGTTCGTGTAGGGAGTAATGGGCATTTCGTCCTTTTCGTTCGTGTAGGGCGTGGAGTCTGCTACGTCATTCCGGTCCATGTAGTGCATTCCGTTCACTTCGTTCTTCCGTCCTTCTGGTCCATGTAGTTCGATTAGGGCGTGTAGTGCGTATAGCTCCATCTAGGGCATTCCATCCTTTCAGTCCCTATAGTTCGATTAAGGCATTCCGTTCACTTCGTCCTTTAAGTCCGTATAGTGCGTTTAGTGCGTTTAGTGCGTTTAGAGTTTTACATTTTTGTAAAATATCAACATATCATGATGTGTAAATATGTTGTTTCCTATTGACCCCTTCACTACATATCGGGGCATATAATGGGAGAGACACACTATATGTAGTGTTCTCTGCTCTATCAGGCACCAATCATTTTGACGAATATCAAAATGTAAAACTAAAAATTTATACGTTTGAGAGGTTTTGTATAAAGATTATATACACTTGTATACAAAGTGAGAGTAAAAGGTATTTGTTTCCCATTGGCACCATACATCATGTAGTGCCTATTGGTTACGGGAACACTACATACAGGAGTCATGATAACATATCTACATATCATGATATGATGATGTTTTACATTTTTGTAAAACTAAAAGGAGAGAAGCCTCTTCTGTTTCCTATTGACCCCTTTATATTTCAGAGCAGGGAAATTCCAACACTCCGGACTTCACGCACTAAACGTCACTTTACGTTCTAAGTCAACACGTTACGCATATCCGCAACCGATTAGGCATTACAAACGTTTCTCGAAATTATCTCTTAAAAAACAAATGTTATTTCATAGTACGTATTGATTATTAGGGACTTACGTTTTCAATGTCGTACATAAACGTAATGATAATATTAGTTCAGAAAGGTACGCTATCGGCGTAGAATACAATAAGCCCCCTGAAAAAGGTACTTGAATCGGTGCATTTCGAGCGTGAAAATCGCTTAGAACGTGAAGGACACCACGACGGTGACTCCCCCTTCGAGCGTAACGCGCTCATTAGTAAATCATTAGGTCACATTTTTCCGGAAATGGGGTTTCTGCTTTTTCAAAATGGGCCCCATGCCGAGGGGACACCACGGGTCTCGATTGCCTTTTCCTGCTCCGGCGTGGGCCTAAAATAGGCGAGAGGGGGTACGTATGGACAGACTGTACGTGAACGGGGGTGTGAGGGGCCTTCTATGGGCCTACGCATAGGTGAGTGCGGTTGAGGTCATTTAGCCCGGAAGGTCCATATTGGGATGGAAATTCCTGAACTATTTTCATAACTGCCTCAGTGATAATCATTTTATGGAGCAGGGAAGTCCAAATAATCCGATTGTGTGATGATGTGTATATTTTGAATACGAGATAACTTCACTCTCCAGGTTACGCCCTAAATCCTTAATTTTTAATAATATATAAATACTGTGTACTATGTAATATCTAATTACTATATAGAGGTATAAAAATATTTATTATTTAATATAAAAATAATACCAAAAAAGAAAAGAAGAAAAGACGAAATTGAAAAAGTAAAAAAAAATAATTCTAGGTCTATATGGGGGAGGGGGGAATAACAACACACACTATGCCCCTTTTTTTCACTGCTTGTATTTACATATTAAAGGGTTATGGTGTGAAAAGACACGTAAATATCGTGAATACGCATCTGCACACTTTTTGATACAGTAACACAAGTTTTCACCACGTTATCCCAAATTTATACCTGTTTTAACCCCATTTTGTACATTACCATTATATCTTGGGATATTCTGTTATTCTCTAAAAAACACCAAATCGAATCGCCCTACACGCCCTAATCGTACCTAAGCGGACCCTATCGCACTCCACGTTCTCTACGTCCTCTTCCTCCCAAAACCCCCTCTTCGCCCCTCTCCTCCCCAACTTTTTCTCTCCGCACACGCAAATTTAGGTTGACTCTTTCTCTGCTACCTGCTATATCTCTCCCACACGCGAAGGACCTGTTTTACCCCTTCGCACCACCAAATGCCACATCCTATGTGGCCAAACACTAATCGAACATGAACCCCGTAGAATACGATAAGCCCACTTCGGGCGGTACGGACCTGACCATTGTAGCCTTGTCTGCTCAGTCATGGTCCACCTGTTATAGACGGAATACAGCCCGCCGAGCCCATGTGGGGAGTTGTAAAAACCCCGCACTTCTCCCATTTTCCAAGCTGGCAAGCTTCCTGCAAAGTGGAGATAACCATAATCTTTCCCTGCTCGAAGAAGTAAGCAATCAAATTTCAGTACACTACTGTATCTCAAATGGTATTAAACCTGACGAAGTTGAGGGCATTTTGCCGGACGGGGTGTACAGTTATGGCTTGAAAAGCTTGAGCGGGATGGAAAAAGAGGAGGCGGCGAAGATTTCAAAAGCCCACCTCCCGGCTATTGTCCCCTCTGTTATTTTCGACCCTTCCTACAGCTATGCCGACATGTCCCCGAAGAAAGCCGTCTCCTACTACGGCGAAAGCTGGAAGCATACCGGAGTCTTCGGATTTGACATTGACCTGGGCAAGGACGGCAACACGGACGATGCGGACGAGTTGTACGATATGGGCGTTTCTTTCTTTTCCACCCTGCCGGGCTTCCTGCTCCTGTTCCGCAGTCCCAGCGGTGGATTGAAGGTGCTCATACAGGTAGACGGAGCTACGCGGGTTCGGTTGAACGAAGGAAGTAACGAAGGAAGAATTGCGTTGCACAAGGCCATCTACAAGCGGATTAGCGAGGGGATTAACGAGAGTGCCCCGTTTATTCTTGATTCCCGCACCAACGATGTAGCCCGGATTCAGTACCTTTACCGGGAACCGGGCTACGTATATGTACCATCCGAATTAGATTCGAATGGTACATACTCGGGGTTGGGCCATTGGGATGCACGGGATATTTATGCGGAGAAGGATGCGGATTCCCTCCATTTGCTGGACGAAGAAAACCGAAAGGCTTTGCCTTCCAGCTTGTTGGGCTTTATATCCTACCTGCACGATACGGGCTACACGAACTACGCGGAGCACCTGGAAGGTAATCTCGTAGGGTATGCGGACGGGTTCAAGTGTTCCTGCCCCTGCTGTGTTGAAGAAGCGGGAGGGCAGGTAGGCAATATGGACTTGTGGTTCATACCGGGCGACGGGGACATGAATACGTGGAGAGTGACCTGCTTCCATGAGAGCTGTAAGACCGGGAAGGGCACTAAGACCGGGAAGGACATTACCAGCATGGCCGAGCTATACCGCGGGTATGAGAGCTATTTAAGCGAGAAGGTAAGCAACCTAACTAGCGAAGCGGTAGCCTCGGCGAAGGAAAAAGAAAAGGAGCCGGAAGAAGGGGAAGAAAATATAGCGTTCGATTACATGCGGGACTACATTACCTCCCTGCTCCAATCCAACAGCAAGACCCGTTACCGGGTGAACCCTCCTTACAGCACTGAGCAGATACTTGAGGGCGCGAAGCCCTGGGCTGGCAAGCTTATCATGGAAGAATATACCGTGAAGAGCAAGGGCCGCCCGAAGAAGGGAGAAGAAGGAGAAGAGGGCGGCGAGAAGAAGGAAAGGCCCGCGATTTGCCGGGAGAACCTTGAAATCATCCTTGCTGAATGCTTTGACATCTTCGTTACCTACAATACTGTTTCCCAGGAATACTGGGCGATTGATACCAAGAACAGGTACGTATCCAACTGCTATAGTATCGACCAGTTCCGGAAACCGCTGGCCTATGCTGTTCATGAGTTCGTGTACAAGCCGTTCGGGGTAGCCTACGGGATGGTGGATGTTGAGCTTGAACGCGCCCTTCCAGTCATCGGCAATAGCCATTACTTCAATCCATTCCTGAAAATGATTGAGTATGATGATTGGGATGGGAAGGAGGACCGGGTGGGGAGGTTTATTGACATCCTCATTTCGGCGGTTGACCCGGCGTGGAGCCTTGATGGTGGAAGCGGAGAACTTCTGAACAAGATAAAGGCAGACATCGAACGGGACCCGAAGGGGGCTGAGAAGATTGGTTTGACCGAAGCCCTGGTGGACCCGAAGGAATACACGAGGGAGGTGATGAAGACATTCCTCGTTTGTGCCTACCGGAAATACATACATGGTTGCGAACCCCACATGTACACCAAGGCCGAGGAGCACGACAACATGTGCCCTGTAATTTATGGTGAGCAGGGGGTGGGGAAGAACACGCTGATTGAAAGTCTTGTTACCGTGCTTGGTGAAGGCTATCTGTGGAACCCTTCCGGCCTCCGTGACATCAGTGGGGATAACAAGGACAACAACATGAAGGCTTCCTCCTGCCTTATTGCCCACCTGGACGAAGTGGACAAGTATACTGAGGGGGAAGAAGCGATTAGCACGTTGAAGCAGGTCATCACGAGCAAGACCAACAAGATTCGTCTTCCTTTTGCCCGGCACTTGCAGGACCTCCCTGTAAAAGTCAGCTATATCGGAAGTACGAACAAGAGTGCTTTCCTGCTTGATGCCAGCGGAAACCGACGCTTCGCTACCATCATCACCAAGGGGGGCTACAACATGAATGAAATCCAGTGGCTACGTGCTACCAACATCTGGCCCCAGGTAAAACGGATGGCGGAAGAAGACGAGAACGTAGGCCGCTACGGGTGGTACAAGCTACAGAAGATAACCGAGCATAACAACTCAACGAACGTAATGAGCGAAGGGACCGATGTGGCCTTACTGGAACTTCTGGTTGATGCCAGCGACATCATGGATACCAAGGGCCACATTCTTCTTCGTCACGTTAGTCAGGAGTTCTCCAACTACACGACAATCCTGGAGACCCTACGCTCTATGCAAGGGTCTACCAAGCGTGTTACCCGGAACGATGTAATGAGATTTACGAACGACATCATCAAAAAGTACGAGTTGAGCGATAGGTCCGATTTGTACAAGAGGGTCCGAAAGACTCTTTCCGGCAAACGCCCAGGTTCCACTATCAGCAAGGTTGTCAACCAACCCTCCTTCATCCCTGCTTTCCTGTATGAAGAGATGGTCGCCGAAGGCTTGGCACCGAGAATACGCTAAAAGCTACCTAACCCACCATAAACGATACTTAACAATGAACACGAACACAAAACGAACAATTCCAGAACAATTCATTCGGGACGGCTACGTATCCACCCTGCTCAAGAGGGACGGGAATGTGGCCATGTACGAATGCCGCGGCCAGGAAACCGACGTAAAATTCTTCGAGGTTGTGAAAGTCCGCCGTCACACCAGGGACAAACTGGACTTCAACATCCACGAGGGGGACGAATATCTTCCCTCCGCCCGTGAGTGGGGAACCTACGGTTGGACCTTTACGGACAAACCGAGAGCGAAAAACAAGTACAAAAAGGAGGTGAAGAAAGAACAGGAACAAGCCTAATCTCTTCTATTCGATAGTGTTAGCCCCAGGTAGCCCATGTTGGTTGCCTGGGGCCCCTTTGTATACGCATAGGTTTATGCGTATATAGTATGACAAAAAGGATGGAGATTGTTCTTGAAATAATGACTACGCGGTGGTAGGGTCTGTTCATGGACACAGAACAAGATGAATGGAAATCCTGCACGACTTGCGCTTATGCCATCTGGCCAGGAGCTTCCTACCCCTGCTCGGTTTGCAACTATAAGGACATGTGGGTTCCACAGGAAGGGGACGGGGACGAAGAAGATTCCAAACATGGGGGTGAAGCCGAGTACGAATAAAAGCTAAATATTATACAGTAAAAACTTACACCTGTCAAGCCAATGGGTATGAATAATAAAATCTTCGCATGCTTCAAATGTCATCTCTATTTTACGCACGACGACTATGCTGTTGTTAACCACGAAAAGTGCCCAGTATGCTCTGCCAAATTGGTAGCTTTAAACCCGGTTCAAATCAGTTGTGATACTTGCTTGCATATAGCTAGAAGAATAACGGAATCTCCGTGCAATAGATGCTTCGCAAAAGAAGACTATGAATTTTGGGTCCCGAATTAAAATGAAGAAGATATGCGAGACCTGCCATTACTTTGGCCAGGACCCCATAGATACTCCGTGCCATATATGTGAAGAGTCTTTCTTTTGGGAACCCAGGGACCCCAACGACCCTCTTCCCAAACAACCAATGGAACGAGATTGCAGAAACTGTGGTTTTAGTACTCAACCCGCACACACCTATCCCTGTAGCATGTGCTATACCTTTTCCCAATGGAAATCCAAGTCATGAAGAAGACCTGCATTAACTGTTGGAGAACCTTCTACCCTAATCCTGACAATGAAGATGAAATGAGAGGGTATTGCCCCTCATGCAATCTTTCGTTTGACAAGATGCTAGAACATCTAGAAAAGCTAGAAGCTCTTATCATTAAAAACATTTCTAAGAAATACACACCATCAACATGAATAAAAAAGTCGATAAACTTCTCAATACCCTCCTTACCGCGGATGACCTCCGTGAAATCCTTTACTTGTGCAAAGCTAAAAAGACTCCCAGCTTGGCCAGGGCCATGTCCTACCTGCTCCCCTACATTGAGCACAACACCCTGGAATGGGACGAAGCCATGGACTACTTGTTTAAAGAGCAGACTTGCGCCCACGTTTTCACCTGTCCTAAGTTCAAAGCGGAACCCCTTATCTTCATTAACCCCTACATGCTCTTTCCGAACGATATGGCCGAAGTGCTCGTTGCTCGTTTTGGATGGACTACTGAGGTTTTTTGTTTGTCCGGACTCTATAACTTCAAGGACTTCTGCAAGGCCCTGGGTGGACTTCACCCGGAACTTCCCTTTGAAAGTGAGGCTAGTTTCGTGAACGCTTGGGAAGACTATCAGGAGGTAAGGTCTACTGGTGAGATGAAGACCTTCTATTTCAAACGGGATAGCACAAACTCGTTCTTTAAAATTATCTTTCAACCCTAAACAAGAATAGCCGCGCAAGACTTCTAACATCTTGCGCGGCTACCCTTTTCACCAATCAAACATACATGAAACACATGGACTTCGATAGGGGTAAAGTATCATATATCTGTCATAATGTCAAGATGTGATTGACTTACGAGACAGCTAATGTAGAATAGACCCATGAACAAAATCAAGTTTCAATGCTCTACTTGTTCTAACACTTTCAACTTGAATGAAACCGTTTGACACCCATTTCCTTTTTGCGTGCTTCTCCTGCTATACTCCCTTCAATCTTTCCGAAATCGACCAGACGAAACTGTGTTGTCCAATATGCGGAGACGAAGTAGACTACAAGCAAGACCCTGGGGATGTCGTAGAATATAAAACCCCGCTCACATGCTTCGAGCAGGACCCTCCCATATCCACTAGGGTAACTTACCAGTGCCCCCATTGCCAAGCTCCTTTATCTGAACTACCCAAACTCTAACAAACAAAACAGAACAAAACAATGTTGCCAGAAATCAGCCCGCTCGAATTGCAAATCCAGACGATGACTTCCGAACTGGAACGTCTCCCTCAAGACAAGTCTATTTGGTCCCTCACCCCTACAGGTAAAGGAGGACAGCTTGCTCTTGACTTGAAGCTTAAAGTAAACGAGAACCAGTACCTGGATGCCAGCAGGGTATATGAGATGGACGAAATTCCCACCGCAAACGAAAGCATCAAGCGCATTGTGGATGCTTTCCTGCTCAATATTTCTCTCCTGGATTATCAAAAGGATTTCCTCAAATCAGCAGAAGTAGAATAGCATGCAAGGTATTAATTTCTTCTTTTATATCCTCTGTTCAATCCTCTGTTTAATCCTACTCGTTTTTATCCTATTCTCAGCACATAATGACGACCCCTACGCCTAACACTACACCTAAGCCAACCAGGAATAGCCTGACTCCACGCAAGGTAGCCGATTGCCATGAACTTAACGGCGATACTATCGCTATTGACTTTGAAACGTATTACGACAAAGACTATAGCTTGAAGAAGACCTGCTACCATCATTACTGCAATGACCCCCGGTTTGATGCGTACATTATGTCCGCGGCGACCGACGAGGAAGTTTGGGTGGGACACCCGAGGGATTTCGACTGGGAAGTAACGAGGGATAAGACCGTCATCTCCCATAACGCCGCATTTGACCGGACGGTATACGAGATTGGTTTGAAAGCCCCCGGAGACTGGCCTATGCGTAGCTGGATGTGTTCGATGGCCGCGTGCAACTACTTGAACATCCGTGGCAACCTTGCACAGATTTCTTGGAAGCTCCTGAATATCTCCATGAGTAAAGAAGTTCGTGAAGCCGCTCAGGGCGTAGACTTTAGCAAGATGGAAGAAATCCCGGAGGACATGATAAACTACGTGGCCTTCGATAGTATTTCCTGTCTTGCCGTCTGGTATGCCATTGAAAAGTATTGGCCCTCTGATGAAAGATACCTGTGGAGTCAGACGGTGGACATGGGCGTAAGGGGCATTCCCACCAACAAGAAATGGCTCCAGGCCGCATTGAAGCGTTTAGAGGAGAGGGTGGCCTATCACGAAAGCCAGATTCCATTACAGAAAACACAATCCAGAAACGAGCTCATTGCCTATTGCAAAGCCAACGGAATCGAACCCCCCACCACTACCGCAAAGACCAATCCCCTGTGGGAGAAGTGGCTGGACGAATGGGGCCAGAGTGTCCCATGGATTCGGCATCTGGCTTTACAGCGGTCAGCCAATCGCGTCCGCTCTATTTTCACCACTGCTCTGGAACGACTCTATACCGACGAGAATGGCGTAGACCGGGTTCCCTTCACCCTTCGTTATATGGGGGCTGGAACAGGAAGGTGGTGTGCGGGTTCTGATGGGTTTAACGCCCAACAGTTTAACAGAGAACGAGTTGAGGGAATTAACACCCGTCACATGATTCAAGCAGGTAAAGGATTCCGTCTTGTCGTAGCCGACTTCGCCGCCGTTGAGGTACGAGTAGTTATGTGGCTATCAGGTCAGACGGAGATTTTCGATTACCTAAAGCAAACCCCTGACCTCTATGAAGCTTTTGCACGATTCCTTGGGCAGATGCCCGCAGGTGCCAAGACGCTAAAAGGGTGGTGTGAAGAAAATCACAGTCCCCTTCGCCATCAGATTAAATCTCAGGTTTTGGGGGCTGGCTTCTGTTTGGGTTACAAGGGACTTCACAAGAACAACCCCAACATCCCTCTTGAACGGTGCAAGGAGCTGATTGATGGTTTCCGTGCGAAGTGTCCCAAAGTGGTAGCTATGTGGCATAATCTAGAACGAATCATGAAGCGAGGTATTGCGTCCCCCAACCGTTGCTTTGCTTTGACTCTCCCCTCCGGGCGAAAGGTTTGGTATCGAGACATCCACCGTGAACTAATTACACCGAAGGACAAAGATAAAAAACCTTTCACTGCATGGGTTGCAAGCACCCCTGATGATAACGGAAAACCAGGGAACGTAATCCTTTCGGTCGCCCTACTCACCAATAACATTGTTCAGGCCACCGCCCGTGACCTCATGAAGAACGCTATTGTGAAGGCTGGGATTCAGGGGAAGAACTTCGAACTCGTTCTTCCGGTGCATGACGAACTGGTTGTACGATGCCGGAAGGAGGATGCCCCCGCTGTAGAGAAAGCCCTGTCCAAATTCATGACGGAACAACCTTCCTGGGCTTCAACCCTGGAGCTTTCTGCACCCCCTTCTACCTTCTATAACTACACAAAGGATTAAACATAAATGTACTATGAAACAATTTTAGCGTACACTTACGCTGTATCAGGAGCACTCTTCGTTCTGTCATATGCCTCATATCACTTCTTCCTAAAGGTGTGGCCCTTCGTATATCTGATGGCTATACTCAACTTAACGTCAGGCATTTTAATCTTTCTTCCAAAATACCTCTAACCAAATGAACCAACGAAAGAAACTTCAAAAAGAACTTACCGCCAATCGGATTTCAATGCGCCACCTGAGACGGTTGGCGTATAGTCTTGAATCCAAGGGAGATTTAACCGCTACGCAGTGCATCATTGTAAACAACAAGATTCCCCTTTTCTTCAATTTCTCTCCTTCCATTCCCGTCAACTTCAAACCCATCTACCCCTTCATTTACAATCACGCTTATTGGATGAAGGACAAAAAGGACTGGGCTTTGACCTGCTACGAAGACGACAGTTATGCTTACAATAAATAGTATGGATACTTCTAGTGAAATATGGGGGATTATTAAGGATTTCCCGAATTACAGTGTAAGCACTTTAGGAAGAGTAAAAAATAACCTTAGTGGGAAATTGTTGTCACTTTCAACTTCTCAAGGAGGATATTATTTTGTAGCTCTATATCGAAATAATGGTGGAGATAAAAAATATCTTCGGGTAAATCGTCTGGTGGCGATGACGTTTATTCCGAATCCTCATAATAAATCTCAAGTAAATCATATAGATGAAAATAAAAAGAATAATAGATGGGATAATTTAGAATGGACTACACCTACGGAAAATAGAAATCATGGGACAAGTATTATTCGTTCAGCAAAAAGTCTCAGTCCCGCGGTTGTCCAATATTCTTCAACAGGTTATTTTATTGCAGAATACCCAAGTGCTGTGGAAGCAAGAATAGTTACAGGAGTATCTAATTTAGCCATTGCTAAATCATGTAGAAAAGAAAGGGCGATGGGGGGAGGCTATCAATGGAGAAAAAGGGAGGATGATTACCCTCTTCAAATTGAATCCGCAGTTGGACCTATTAAAGCGATACTTAAATATAGCCCTACAGGGGAACTTCTTTGGATATATTCAAGTATAAAAGAAGCGAGCGAAGATACCACGGCTACTCTTTCAAATATTGTAAGTAATATAAAAGGAAGGAAGAGTGTAAAAACAGTAGGGGGCCACATTTATAGAGAGGAAATAGTATAATGTTAACACCCTATCCTCTTCAACAGCGGGCAATAGAAAAGCAAGCAAAAATAATTAGGGACAGGAATTTTGCCCTTTGTACATCTTCCCTCGGTTCAGGAAAGACCCTAATGGCTATTGAGACCGCAAGGTCTCTTGGCCTCACCCCTTTGGTGGTAGCACCCAAGTCCACTCTTACTTCATGGGAACGAACCCTCGACGAGCAAGGGGTGGACTACTACGACATTCTGTCGTGGGAGAAAATGAGACGCGGTGATACGAAGTGGTATAAGAAAGTCAATCAGAAGAGCAGGAATGGGAAGTGGAACCTTCCTAAGAATACCCTGCTGATACTTGATGAAGTGCACAAAGCAAAAGCTGGTTCCCTCTCCCAGCAAGGGAGGATGGTGATTCATGCGGCTATGCAGAACATCCCCATCTTAGCCATGTCCGGAACCCCCTTCGTCAACCCCCTGGATATGGAATTCATCGCTATCGCCACCAAGCAGATACGGGATTCCTTTTCTTTCCGCCGCTGGTGCAAGCAACATGGATGCACTCAGAACTGGTTCAATGCCTGGGAGTTCAACCCCAGGACCCCCGGAGGGGAGAAAGGATTGAAAGACATCCGGGAACTTCTCTACGGGAAGAGCCCCACGGCGGTTCAGATTACACGGCAGGACTTGAAGGAGTTCTTCACGGACTCAACGCTCTCAGAGGTCTTAGTGGACTTTGATGCCAAGGTGCTCAAGAAAATGAAGGAGCTTGAGAAGTTCGTTCTGAAACAGGACCAGCAACGGAAGGAAGACTTGGAAAGGGACGAAGCCAAAGTTCTGGAAGCTCTCGCCAAGGGTAAGGAAGCGAACGTTTCTTCCACCCTGCGGGAAATCCTCCGTGTTCGGCAGGAGATTGAACTCCTTAAAACCCCCGTCATGTCAGAGTATATCCAGAATCTTCTTGACGAAAACAAGAGTGTCGTGGTATTCGTTTCATTCAAGGAAACAATCAATGCCCTGCTCGAAGCATTCAAGGAAGTTCCGAGCGTAGTAATCGACGGTTCTGTAACCGGGAAAGACAGGCAAAGGGCTATTGACCAGTTTCAGGCTGATGAAGCTCACCTTGCCTTCGTTAACTTCCAGGCGGGAGGTGCAGGTATTTCCCTGCATGACACCCGTGGAGAAAGGCCCCGTGCTTCCGTCCTGAATACCACGTTCAGCATTACAGATACGCTCCAAGCTCTCGGACGAATTGACAGAGCCGGAGCTAAGAGCAATACCGAACAGTATGTTCTAGTTGCCGCAGGCACCTACGAAGAAGAGGTATTCAAATCAGTGAAGGATAAACATTACTCTATGACTCAAGCAGTTTTATGAAAGAACCAATCGAAACAGAAGTTGACGGACACAGTAAGTACAGTCCCTCTTCCATAGCCAGTTATGCAACATGTCCAGGCTATTCCCCAAAAGAGAAGGAAGAAGTTAATGACGAAGAACTAACTGAGATGGACCCCGCGAGCGTAGGCTCTCGAATCCACGAAGCCCTGGAAAAAGATGACCCTTCAATTCTTCTTTCCAGTCAGGAACACTGGATGTACAACAAGTGCAAATCTGAAATGGAAGAGCTCATTATCTTGTTCTCCAAGGTGTGTGACGTTAAACCAGAAGAGATTGAGGTAATACCTGAACACAAGTTCCCCGGAGTATCTATGCCACTTGTGGGTATCCAGACCGGAACCACGGACGTTCTTCTCAGGTGTGGGGAAGCCAGCCTCATTGCTGACTATAAGACAGGTATGATTGAAGTGGGGCATCCCAAGACTAACAGTCAGACCGCGGTCTATTCCCTGTATGAATTCAGTGAGCGTCCGGAATGTAACATGATTATCGTCGCCACTATTCAACCCCAATCGGAGCAGTGTACGAAGGTAGCCATGATTCTCCGGAACAAGGAAGATAAAGACATCTACACTGTACCGGACATCCCGATGTATGAGAACGGAGATATGAGTGATATATCCCTGCTCTATGCTTCCACCATAGAAAGGGCTGAAAAACTAATAGCCCACACTTCTGAATACCGTGTAAGTCCTGATGTTTGCATTCATTGCAGACGACTTCCCGTTTGTCCGAATATTGCCAAGTTGACTTCTCGATTCGGAAAAGAAATTCTCCATCTTGAAGAAGACGACAAGCTTATTGTAGATATGAATGAAGCTATTGACTCTCCTGAAAACATTGGAAGGTTAATGAGCTTCTATAAAATTGCCCTTGAAAGCGAGAAAGAGATTAAGAAAATTGCACGAGGGCTCTTCAACATGAATGTGGAAATCCCCGGATGGAAAGCATCCAAGGGAGCTAGGACCATAAGTGTTGACAAGGAGAGGTTTAAAGAGTACGCCCGAAACCGATTAGAGGATTCTGAGATTGTTGAAATCCTGGGTTCCCTTCCTGTAGGAAAGATTCTCAATGCTATTATTGATAAGTTTGACTCGGACATGGAGAAGGACGAACGGAATGAAATTAAGGACACTATGATTTCCGACCTCGAAGATTCCGGAGTAGTGAGAGGAGTAAATACTGGAGTTCGAATTATTCGTTCTTGACATCCAGAAAAACATATAGTATAAGAATCTCACCACAGCCCCTCCACCTCTGCTCACGTAACTAATAGAATCTCGCATGTGTAAATGAGGGGCTTATTTCCCCGCTACGTCCTCTCTCGCCTCTGATTCAAGCGCATCTAGAGAGGACATCAAAACAAAAAGAACCGACCAAAAACAAAACAGAACATTATGGCTAAGATTGAAGAACCCGAAATCGTTGATACCGAAGTCGCTTGCGAATGCCCCCAAGAACCCTGCGAACTTGCCACCACTGGCACCGACACCAAGCTCCCTGCTTTCGAAGGTGAGATTACCGCTCAGGACGTTCGCCTTGAAAAACTGAAACTGTTCCATCCTCTCAGCGGTGAAGCGGGCCAGGGTATCGGCAAGATGGGTCAGGCCCTTTTCTCCAACGTTGTCGTTGCTGATGAAAATACCCCGGTATCTACCATCATTCTTTCTTTTGTAAAGACCTACGTAGAACGTCTCCCCTATGGTGTCGAAGAACGTCCTCGCATCTACAAGACTCAGAAGGACTATGTGGCTGATGGCCTCACCTTCAAGGATGTTGACGAGACCGCTAAAATGAGTGTTCTTATCCGTAAGCCTGAGAAACCTCTCGACCAGACTTCCGAAGATGACATGGACTTCCTGTTCAACATCGACCTCGCTGGTGAGAAGTGGGCATTGGGATATATGTACGTCCGAGGCGTGGCCTTCAAGGAAGCCATCACGCCGATTACTTCCTTCATTGCCCATAAGGGTTTTGAGAATGGGTTCCGTCCGTACCGTGTTAACTGGACTCCCGTAATTTGCTCTCGAAAGGCTAGTCCCAATACGAAGTACGCGAAGTGGAAAACCTCCATTACCCGCGGCAGTGAAGGTCAGCTTGATGAAGTCCTGGCACTTCCTTTTGCTGATGCTCTCGCTTAAAATCCTTGACTAACCGAGGTCTCTAACTGTAAACTGCGAACACGATTAAGAACGTGTTCGCAGTTTTACTTTATACCCCATGACAAAAAAACTTACTAAAAGAATCGTCGCATGCGACCCCGGTAAAAGCGGAGGTCTCGTTCTCCTTTCCCCCAGCAATACGACGGTTTACTATGCCGCGATGCCAGAAGACTTGAACCATGTACTCAAGTTTTTTAACATCGTGGATAAACCAAAGCAGGCGGTATATTGGTATGAATACCTTACTTTCGCCCAACAGGCCAGGGGCAAGGATGGAGAAGTACTCAGGTTCTCCAATCCCCGTGCCATGGGTATACTCGGTAAGAATTCTGGTCACATTGAAGGTATCGCAAAGGCAAAGGGTTTTGATGTTAAGTCCGTTGTACCTCAACGATGGATGGCCGAGATTGGAGCGCACGAAGCGGGCATTACGTACTTAGAGAAAACTAAGTGGAAGAATAATCTCAAATCAATTGCACAGCGCGAATTCCCCAAGGCCAAGGTAACGCTCAAGATTGCCGACGCTTTGCTGATTGCTCTCTACGCTTGCCGAACGGAACTTAATGACCCAACATATAGTCTTACCGATTGGGAATGTGTTAAAGTAATTTTCGATTAATCATGGCTCGCACATTCACCAAGTATGGTCTCTCCTGGCCTATTGGAACGAGTGCAGTAGATATTGAACTGTACTGTTTCAAGTACGACCACCCCACGGAAAAGGGAGGACTCAACCGCTATGGTCACGCAAAGAATGCGATTGACCTGCTCTGGAATTACCAGGACTCCCCTACTCCAATCATATGGAACCCTTGGCTTGAGATGGGCCTAGAGGCATGTTGTAAAAACGATGTGTGCATCATGGGGGGAGGTTCCTCCTGTGGGAAGAGCATGATGATGGCTATTATGGCCCTATTGTTCTACCTTGCGGACCCAGTAAATACCTTATGCCTCGTTACCTCCACAACCATTGATGGCGCGAAACAGCGTATCTTCAAGGATATTAAACGATTTTGGAGAACATCCTTTCCAGGCAAGCTGGTAGATGGCAGGGGACAGATTAAAGGCATCAACGAAGAAGGTCTTCTGGACGATTCCCGCGGTATCAAGATTGTCCCCTGCGCGAACATTGGCGACCCGAGCTCCAGGTTCATTGGTATCAAGGCAAAGAACATGCACGTATTTTATGACGAGCTTTCCGAACTTCCGATTGAACTTGTAGATGTCTGGCGAAGCAACCTTCGAACCAACGCCGTTGATACTCCCCCGACTCTTATGGCCGCCTCCAACCCGAAGAGCAAGATGGACGCTTTTGGCCTTCTGGCAAAACCACGACTTGGGTGGAACAGCTTAGACATCACGGAGGTAGATACGTGGGAAACTACTGATGGCATTTATGTCAGGTTTGATAACACTAAGAACCCCCGTATTTCTCTTGGACGTGAAGACTGGTCTTGGTTTACAGATTACCAAACTATTCAGGATGCAATTGATACCTACGGGGAGAACTCTCCCCAGGTTCTCCGATTCTACAAAGCGACCTTTTCGGACGATGTGGAAGAAGGGTGCCTAATCTCCGAGAATGAGATTATCGCCGCGGCATGCGACACTCGCCCCATTTGGGGTTCGGAAGAGCCTGTGAAGATTGCGGCTATGGACCCTGCCTACACCAACGGCGGGGACTTGACGGTTCTTAAAACAGCCTTCGTTGGTCTCACGATTGAGGGGAACCTCGCCCTCTGCCAGGACAGAACGGTCGTACTCAAGGCTCCGAGCGCAAAGTCCTCTACGATGAACAAGAAGGACCGGAGCTTTGTAATCGCAAGACAGGTGAAGGAAATCCTGGAAGAAGAAGGCATCCCTGCTGAGAACTTCATTGTGGACATTACTGGTGGGGTTAGTTTCGGGGACGTACTCAGTTCTTTCATTGATTCTAATTTCATCTCTCTGTCCTATGCTGGCAAGGCTTCTACCGCGGCCATATCAGCGAAGGATTCCGCAAGGGCCTGTGACGTTTACCACAACAAGGTATCCGAACTTTGGGGTTCCATGCAACAGGCTATCAAGGCGCGTCAGCTTTTTGGTCTTGACCCAACTACCATCAACGAGATTAAATCTCGAAAGTACACCCTCGTTGGTAACAGGATTAAGATGGAAGAGAAGGCGGATATGAGAAAGAGGCTTCGAAAGAGTCCGGATAACGCTGATACGGTAGCCATGCTTTGCATGCTTGCCCGCCGTAAGTTCCCAGCACTATTCGGGAAGATTGCAAGGAGGAGCTACACCTCTACGCCTACGGTGGAAAGCCAAGTTGAAGTGAATAGCAATGGGGTTAAAGTAATCCGAGGACCCTATCTCAAAGCCTACCTAAAAGATGTAGAGGTAGTTCCGGATAAAAGAGACTGGCGGGATGAAGCCCTACGTTTAAGAAATTTAAAACTCTAATCATGAACATACAAGACGCAAAGAACACGACTACTCTTCAATCAGAAAGGACCAGCAAAATGGAAAGGCTGGCTCAGAAGGCGGTAGCTTTCTACAGGAATGGTGCCCCCATGGATGTCATCGAAAAGGTGACTGGCCTTAAAGGGAAAGACCTTGACAATATCCTTTCGGAAGTTGAGCTTACTCCTGATGAACTGAGGGTGAGAGACGAGCTGGCCATGGCCTATCTCTCTAACACCACCAGCAGGATTCAGAAAAGGAGGGACGAAATCTCAAAGGAGAAGTCCCGAATTCTGGAAGCAATCTCCGGGAAGGCATCCAACCTTTTGACGAGCGGTGTGTCCAAGCTACTGAACTTTGTAGAGGATGTTGAACTCTTCGATATGAAGGATGCCGAGAAGCTTATACATGTCCTCGAAAAGGTGAATGGACTGACAGATAAGCTCCATGAAGGACTTATCAGAGCGGACCAGAATATCCTCAGTGACATTGTTGAGAGTATCCGAATTGAACAGACGGATACCACACGCCAGATGATTCTGGACGATACTGATGAAGATGGAAGGGTTCTGCTTGATGGAGATGGCAGGAGGAAAAAGACCCGCGTCGTAGAAGAAGAAAGTGTTCAACGAGTGGTCGGCGTAAACGTTAAACCACTTTAACAGGAGAAGCCCCGTCTAGTAGGCGGGGTTTCTTTTTTGTATGACACAACACAATATTGATAGAATCTATTTCTATGGTATAACTCAACAAGACATGGCCATTTCAAAAGCTGAACAACGAAAGAAAGAACGGATAGCCAAGAGCAAGGCCCGAAGGAACCGTGGCATAAAAAAACATGATGTAGACAAGAGTGACCTTCGACCCCGGAATTTTCAGGAGCTTATGTACAAGTGGCTCCCCGCTACCCTTGAATTTAATTACAGGGGAGAAGACTTTGATGTATATGATTACTACGCCGCAGGAACAAGCGGAGGTGGACAGAACCCCCTTGCTATCGGTTCTACAAATGGGGCATTAGAAATCATTGGGTACACCAAGTTCCCAAGTACTCCCTATGCAGTAAGATGTGTATGTGGTCGAGTAATGAAGCTGAATATTAAGGACTTCAACGAACACCCCCACTGTGGGTGTTTTTTCCGTGCTGTCCGAACAGCCTACCTGATTCGCACCCGCATTGAAGCAGTTCGCTCCTGGCTGAATAATGTGGGAGACTGGTTACTTGACCTTGAAGTTATCGAGGATTATATGGTAGACTTCATTGATAAGTCCCGAGGTCTGGACCAAAGGAAAACCCCCTATGTGAGAAAGTCCCCCGCTGAACCATTCATCAATTTACTTCACGGGAAAACTGACCCAATGCCGCAGGAATTTCTTGATTTCTTCCTGCTCATTTCTACGACGAAAAGCTATAAAAAGCTCCTTACAGAACTCGTTGATAAGAACAGCGAATACCCTTTGTGGGAAGCTATTCCCCTCAGCGACATGTCCGAGTATGAGAGGGTGAGCAATTCCCTCCCGGAGTTTGATGCGGCAACCTTCATTAATCTTATCCACCATCTCAATGAAACAGAAGCTTCCAAGTTTACGGAGGGTAGTTAACTCCGATAAGACTTCCAAGAACAAAGACCTTACAGCCAATGGGTGGAGAACCAAGACTGGAAAGTGTATGGATGCCGGAACATGGGGAGATGCCTATAGATTCCAGAAGGTCTTCTTTACCTTCGTAAAATCCAATCAGAAGATGCAACCTCTTCTAGGTGAGAGTGCTCCACATTACAGTCCGTATTCCCCTACGTGTCCCGTCACCATAGCTCGTGGAACGAAGGTCGAGGTAGTTGATGCTTTTCGAATAAATATTTTCAGTAGTGAACGGAACCATCCTCCGTTTGAATTAAAACCCAATAACCTAACCACCAACCAATTCTTTCCCCTGCTTTACCACCCCTTCATTGAGGCCCAGCTTTATTATAGTTGGTATCCTATGATGCGCTTAATGTGTCAAGATAGAGCATTTTTATTGACACCACTGGGGTGTGTAACGTATGGTAAGAACCAACCAACTACGGTTAACACAGAACAACGTAATCAAATTATCTAATGTCTACGACACTAATCATCCCCTGCGAACCGAGAGTAGTAGCTAATGCTGATGCCATTATCCAGTCTATTCTGGATTCCCACGAAGAAGAACAGTTGAAGAGGCACAACCTCGTTATCATTTCTCCATATCTTGGTGAATACAAAGCAGAGAAGTTCCTGGAAGAACTTACTCCTGTGTTCGGCAATACCTACCATCATGTTCTTAAGACCCCCTGCGCTGAACCCTTCGGCTTTATCAATGCCGCCTTCTCCGATACCCTCGCCTATCTTGACCTCAATTATTCCAAGGATTCTATCTCCCCTGTTATTTGGTATGACGAGAAAGGCCAGGACCGTTTTCAGAAAGATGCGCTCGACATCATCGAAGCGGTCTACTACAAGAAGAGTTCTTTCCAGCTTTACGGACCCGAAAATAAGACCATCGCAAAGAAGGGCACTCCCGGTACAATGTCCGCGGGAACCCCTGAGAAAAAGTTCCCGGACCATTCATTTGTGTTCAGTTCCGACTTTATCAGCCGTTACCCTCACACCGCCCCATATGTCCGCTCCTTGTCAAGCAACTCCCACTTTAGGCCCTTCCTCGCCGAAGCCTTGATTAATGACAAGTCTGAAAAACTGAACTCCTGGGACTCTATTTTCCAGGTAGATGCGAATCCTGCGGTTCCGGAAGAAGTTACCGTAAGTTCTGTTCATGTTGCCTCAACTCCGTCTAATACTCCTGTAGCCAACTTCTCCCGAACCAACCCCCCTGTTGTTTCCGGAGCCTCCCCCATCCCCGTTAACGAGCCTATGACCAGCACCATTCCCGAAGGAAAGGCGGATGAACTTCGTTCATTCCTGCTTGGTAAAGGACAGACCACCGATACTGAGAAACAGGAATCTCCCGACCCCAAAACCAGCGGTAAAAAAAAGAAGGCTACTGGGGAAGATAAGGAATCCTCAATTTAATAAACCCTGATGCAATACTCCACGTCTCCCGATAATCCCAGTTATGGGACAGCCATGGTCTCTGTAATTGACCAGCAAGGAAACTTCCTAAAGCTTCGTGTTCCTAATGCTGTGATTGCACGAGGATTATACATGAATGCGTTGAGAGCCGATTTGGAGTCCCGGAGCAACCGCAACACCGCCCAGGAAGAACTGGACGGTGTTGCCCCCTTCGACGATGCCACTCTACAGGCATTAGGACAGTCTAACCGTACCAACAATAACTTTAGGTACATGAGGCTATTCCATAGTAAGGTAATGGCGGCTCTGAACGACACCATTGAATCGACTCCCTATCTTCTCTCCGTGAGAACGAAGGCTGGAAACAAGCAAGCCCAGGTAAGATATTCCGAGAGGCTTTCCTTCCACCTTACCAAACTCATTAGGAACATGGAAGGATACCATAGCATCATGAACTACCTGCTTCACAATTTCGCGTATCACGGGTTTGCCGCCGCTTACTTCGATGATAAGGATACGTGGTATTGGAATGCGGGGGGACTTGATGACTTCGCTTTTGAACGAAAGACTAAGCCAGACCCCAAGACGATTGAAATCGTTTTTGCCAGCCGGACCCTTCGGGTTCACGAACTCTTGGATTTTATCCGAGATAAAGAAACGGCCAAGATGGCAGGGTGGAATCCGGAAGTAGTCGAACAGGTTTGCAAGACAGCCTCTTATTCTCTTCCGAACTATCTCAAGAGTGAAACAACTATTGAGACAATGGAGAAGAATGGAGACCTTACCATGGCTGACATGACTGGGACGAGCATTCCCATTGTTCACGCATGGATTAAGGAATTTGATGGAACTGTTACCCATGCTGTGTTTTATGAAATGAACCAGCAAACTCCCAACTCTTCTCAAGATTCTTCTTTTGAAGTGAAGGAAGATATTGTAAATGAGTTCCTCTACATGAAAGAGAAGGCATATGACAGCATGGAACAGGCATTCGTTATGTTCCCCTATGGGACCAGCACGAACGGGTTTATTCACAGCCTCCGAGGATTTGGTAATGACATTCTCCCTCAGACTAAGGTAGCTAACAAGCTGACCTGCGTAGGTGTGGATGCCGCTATGCAGAACCTTTCCATCACTCTCCAAGCAACCAATGAAGCCGCAAGGCTGGATGCCGCGGTGAACCCTATTGGGAACTACACCATCATTGATGGCAACTTTCAAATATCCAACTCCGCCAATGTAGATATTCCCAAAGGTATGGGCGGAATCATGGACATGATGCAGTCCTCCATCCGGGATTATCTCGGTGAGATTGACACCCAGGCCGATGGAAGTATGGGTAAGACCCAGTTTGAAACAGAAGTCATGCTGGGTAACGCCACCCGCCTTGCTCACCGGGTTCAAGCTCGCTTGATGGAGTGCCTCACTAAATTGTTCCGCGAGATTGTGAGACGAGTAATTTCCCCCGAACTTGACGAGCACGTAAAAGGATATGAAGAAGTCAAGGCTATGATTGAAGACCTGGACTACGAAGGGGTCCCCATCGAAGCTCTACGTGCTATTGACCCGCGGTACACCATTGCTACTCCTGCCATTGGGGATGGTTCTCCTGTACGACGAAAGCTGATGTTGAATGACATGTTCAAATACATGCAGTTTCTTCCCAAGTCTGGTCAGGACAACCTCATGCGAATGATAACGGTTGAGAACATGACTCCATTCCTGGGCGACCTAGTTTATCCCGAACCCGGTTCTGAGTTTGGTCAACCGAACGTCGAGGCTATTGCCGCCATGCAGAACAATCAAATGATTCAAGGGATGGAAGTTCCCGTATTACCCAACGAAGACCACAGGGTACACGCGGATGTTCACGCCAACGAAATCCTTGTACTCATTCCTGAACAGGAACTTACCAAGGAACAGATGGCGGAACTCGCCCCCACTCTTGAAATCCTCGCATCACACTTGCAGGAACACATGCAGTATCTTGCTGTGAAGAAGGAAATCATTCCTGAATACGCACAGTATGAAAAGCTTCTGCGTAGGTGTAATGAAATCATTACTAACGGAATGCGAGCCTTAGAAGCTATGGAGCGGGAAGAAGGGGGTGCCCCAGGTGAACAACAGCCGGGTGAACCTACCGAAGACCAGATTGCCATGATGAAAGCACAAGCCGAAGAAGAAAGAAAGAATGCGGCTTTTCAGGCAGAACAAGGTAGACTCGACAGGGAATCTACAGCGGAGATAGCTCGAAAGAGCGCGGAAGCGGCAGAAAAAATTATCTCTGGACTATAATAAATGAGAAGACCATTAGAAAGAAAAGAAGACTTCCGTAGAGACGAGGTGAAGGTCAATGAATTGCATCGACTTTTACAGAGCCCCGTCATGAGAGAAGCCATCGACCTAATCCATGATTTGGCCTGCCCCACTACGGTGGCAGGTTCCATGGAAGTAGCGGCACTCCAAGGAAGCTATTATGCAGGATGCAATTTTGCAATAAATACCTTGCTTGAGTTAACAAGTTTGGATATGCTATCCAATACCTCAACCACCAAAACCCCTATACAAGACCCTCTCTTAGATAAGATTGAGAGGATTAGAGCATTCAATTCTAGACCTTAATTCACATGAGCGACGTAGTAATCATTCCCTCCAACGAAGTACCTATCCCCACCAATGGTGGAAGCGATAACCTCCTCTCCAACCTGATGGAACAGGCCGCAGGGACCGTGGTATCAGACCCCACGCCTTCACCTCAGTCAACTCCAGCCCCAGCTCCGGCCCCACAGGATTCTCCAGAACCAGCTCCTGTTGAAACTATTGAGGACAACACTCTTCCCGAAGACGAAGAGAATCCTTCCCCTGAAAACGAACCAACGGAACCTAAGGTAGAAGAGGATAAGCCTCGTGGACAACATCAGAGTGCCGCGGCGGGGAAAAGGTTCGCTGAGATGCGTGTTCAACTTCGTGAGCAGACGAAGACCATATCTGAACTGACATCCAAGCTCGAAGCACTTAAAGAGAACCCCCCTGCTTCCGAAGACGTAACTAATCTGAAAAAGGAAGTAGAAACCTACAAGGGGGTCCTCAATGCGTTTGCCTATCAAACTTCGGACCAGTATAAAACCGAAGTGTCCCAACCGTTCGAAAAAGCCTCAACGGCTATATCGTCCCTTGCCCCCTCAGTCACCCAGGATGCCTTGAATGAGGTAGCCCTGAATGGGGACCTGGATGACTTTGACCGGGAGAATGCCTATGAAGAGATTGCTACCGAAGCGGGCTTACAGGCCAATGAGATTAGCAAGTTCGTCAGGCTCGCCAAGGTACGTGATGCCGCTATCGCTAAGGCTACCGAGTTCAAAGAGAAAGCTGATACCTTCCGTGAGAAATTCCTTTCCGAGATTAAGGGAGACGGAAAGTACGAAGTGGACTTAACGAACTATACGAACGATGCGTTCAAAGCGGAAGCTGAAAGCTTTGGTCTCAAACTGGACGACGAGGGTTTGTCAGAAATCGTGAAACAAGGTAGGCACCTTGCTCATAAAATTGACAACGCTTCCTTTATGAAAGCGGCCATCCTTCCGAAAGTTGTGGACGCATTGGAAGATGCCCGTTCAGAGATTGCAGAACTCAACAAAAAGATTGCAAAGCTCAGAGCATCAAATCCTTCTGCTACAAAGGGGGTCTCCTCTAATACGGCCCCCGCTCCAGCGAAGGCACCTGAGAGCAAGAGTCCTAGAAGTGTTGAAGACCTATTTGGTGAAGCAATGAAAATGTCGGGGTTTTAAAATAGCTTGACATAATCAACCTAAAAAGTGTAAAGAAGGTACATCAATTAACGATGTACCTTCTTTTGCTTTTCATCGTTGGCAAAACTTTTATCTAGTAGGAGCACCCGGTTTCCCTACGGCCACCAGACAGACAACATTAAGTAGTTAAATCTACCCTGGCCTTGACAAAGCCAGACAAAACAAACCTTATTTTTTCTATCTATTTTTATGGCTACTCCTACTAACCCCTCCGAAATCGCCGCAGGGGATACCATCATGGTAAATATGAGCAACCTCCTGAAAAAGGAGATGTTCAAAACTCAAGTCCGTATTTCTCCCTGGAACAGTCAGATGGTCCAGCAGATTGCGTGGGAAGACGGCGTGGGTGATACGGGCCGAGTCAACGTGTTCGGTGCGTCCTTCCTCCCGGCTCAGTGGAATCCGGTAACTCTCCAGTCCACCTCCTACGACCCTGGTCTCCAGGTGAACGAAGTTGGTTCTACGGAATACTCCTTCTCCCGCGACATCACGATGCTGGCCTCTCAGAAGATTGACGTGACTCGTCTCCGTCAGTCCTGGCAAGCTCGTCAACAGGCTGTTGCCATCGCGGAAGGTCTTGCCTCCATGGTGGGTTACAACTGGTCTGTGCGTTACCGTGACAACTATTCCTCCTGCGCCACCTACAAGCTGGTGCTGACCGCTAACGGCATTGTTGGCCTGGACGCTATTACGTCCGATATTACCTCCTTCCCGGAAGTCCAGCCCGAAGCGGCCCTGAACTCCGCGGTCATGGACATGGTTTACAACGATGTTCTCCAATTTGAAGGCGCGTTTGAATCTGCTGATGGTATGACCAATGGTGCTCCGGTGTTCACGGTTATGGCCTCTCGTAACACGATTGACTTCATTACCCGTGGCTCCGACGTTTCCCATAACGACTGGCGATGGGCTGAGGCAACCTACGGCGAAAAGTCCTTCCTCATGAACCAGCTTGGTGCAAAGAAGGCTTACAAGAACTTCATGTATGTTCTTGACTCTCTCGCCCCGCGTTACACCTTTGATGCCACGAAGCCCGCTGGCCAGAAGTGGATTCGCGTTGAACCCTATATCCTGGTCCCCACCACGAACGGCACCCGTGCTATTCAGAACCCGGCTTACCGTGACGCTCCCTTCGAAGACACCATCGTGTTCGTGAAGGACGTGTTCAAGTCCATGGTGGTCAACCCGTACACGGGCGATGACCGAGCCACGTTCAATCCGCAGACCTTCTCCGGTGAACTGGAATGGGTAAACAACCGAGACATGGATAAGAACTACCTTGGCACTCAGGGCCTGTTCATTGCTTCCCTGTCCAATGGTGTGATGCCCGTCAAGCCCCGTCATGGCGTTGTGATTCGTCACGTTCGCGCCCTGGCTAACGCTGAACTGGTGGACGCTAACGGCAATCCGATTGGCTCCCTGGCTTCCACGCCCGCTGTTGCTCTGACCGCTAACGGCCTGTAATCTAACCGGGGGTAGGGAATACACTTAGTATCCCTACCCCCATTCTCTTTTAAGAACACAATGAAGATTCCTTTTAATGTAGACAGCTTCCCGGATGCAAAGCCGGGTGACATCGTTGACCTCGTAGCCTCTGGTGTTGTGAGCGACGACGGGAAGGTCATCAAGATTACCTCCATTGAAGATACGGAGATTGACGAGGATGACGATGAAGATGACGAGGAAGGCAAGGGCAAAGAAACCGAAGAAGTAACGGAAGAAACCGAAACGACTGGCTCCCCTGCTGACCTCTCTATGGCTATGGAACAATTCGCAAAACAGGCTTAACACCATGTCAAATCAAGTTGTACCCCCTTATCCCAGTGAAGTAACAACCGTTACTCTCGCTCAAGCTCAGGCTGGAATTCAGATTGCGGTTAATCAACCTGTTTCTATTACCGGGTTGACCGCCAATACCCGGTATCGAGTCACCTGTATTACCGACAAACACAGTACTATCAAAGTAGCTACCGATGGGTCCACTGTAGCCGATGGACAGATTAGCGGCATTCCCGCTTACATTTCTCCCGCCGCAACTACGGCCACCATTACTGTAACCACGTTCGCTACTACGGTCGCCACGTTAACGGTGGAAGCCGCTCCTATTGCCGCCCCAACAGACGTAACCCTCCCCTCCCTTCTTACCCCCAATGTAAGGTATAAAGTCACTGGTGCTCCAGGTGCCAACGTTCCTTTCATACTTTCTTTGAAGGCACCCTCCGTGGTTTCCCTTTTTGTGTCATACCTTTCCTCTGATGGGAGTGTGGTATTCAGGGATGTTGTCATTGGTATGAATGAGTTACGAAATTTAACGAACCTCGGCAAGGGGGACATCCTCCTCTATGTTGATGGAGACAGTCAGGCCGAAGTGAATTTTTCCTTTACACCTGCCGCTCCGTAATATACTATAACATCAATTCTTTTACTGAAAAATGACTGCCATTCCTATTCCAGCTACTGACGTTACCCTCCAGGCGGGGGTAACGTATCAGCTTACAGGTCTTACGGCCTCCACAAAGTACACCCTAACAGTATCTTCGGACAAGTTCTGCGAAGTCCTGGTAACTACCGACGTTAACGAGAATCCTACCGTTCTTGCTCAGGGCCAGCTCTACAACGCTCCGTTTACTTTCACCGAACCTGCGGCTCAGACAACCGCTCGTATCACGGTATATGCCCCCACTGGTGCCAACCTGAAACTTACGGGCGCGGCCACCCCGGCAACTCCCGCCGCAGTTGAGCTGGTTTCCCCCGCTCTCCCTAATACGGCTTACAAGAAGACGGGACTCACCGTAGGTAAAACCTACGTCGTACAGATTAGCGGGAACACCCCTAGCTGTGTTGGTCTTGGTTGGGAGGGAGGTACGGAACTCGAACCGCTCATTGCTACCAATGGCAAGGCTATTATTGTGGCCGAAGCTACCCAGCTAAATCTTTGGCTGGACAGTGCGGAATCTGCCACCATTACTGTAACGGAAGCCACGTCTCTTCCCCCGTGTTATATCCCAACCGTAACCGTTGATTTAGCTGAGGCCACCAAGGTAGTATCCCTGCCCGCTGGCTCCCCTGCTGGATTATACAGGGTGGATATTTCTGTGGATGATAAATCCGCAACGGCTCATGACTCCACCATTACCGCAACTCCTACAAATTCTATCTTATTGAATTCTGTATTGGGCTATGCTGACGCAGGGGGCTACATGGCTCCTTCCACTCTTGCCGCTGGAGTAATTTCTGGAGTGAGCGACATGAAGGGTAGCCTCGTTATTACCTCTCCGTATCAAGCCCAGGCAACTACGGTACTCACCTATAAGCCTGCAACGGGTGCAACAGGTTGGAGCGGTAAAGCGATTGTGTCTTACCTCGGTCCGATTTCCTAAAACAAAAAAAGGGTAGGAGCTAACACCTCCTACCCTAAACCTTTCTTCAAAATCTATGGCATTTACGATTCAACCTTACACTTTAGGGGACCCTATTACGCCGAATACGACATATAGCCTCCCCTCGCTGACACATTCTGCCGCGGCCCTAACTTCTACATATCCGAAGGTAGTCCTTGAAGTGGTTACAAAGGCCCCTGCGGATGATGCGTGGAGTAATATCCTTCCTATTGACTACCTCGTTAATGGCGAAGTCTGTGGAACCATGCTTGATTTAACCGCAGGTACTAGTCAAATCCTATATTTCCGAGTACCTGTTACTGACCCCGCTGTTAAATACGCCACCCTAAAGCTCGATACGCTCGGCTTCAACTATCCGGACGTAGAGGAAATTAAGACCTATGAGGACGCTTCGGGCGCAACGAGCGGGTACTGGGATATTACCTCCCTCGTAGAAAAGGGAAGCGTTCATACTCTCAGCGTGGTACAGGCCAACCTCGGCGTATCAGACCCAAACATTACCCAACCAGTCATCAATATCCTCGGTGTAGGTGCTGACTCGAATGTCCGTTCAGTAATGAGAGAGGGTCAGCAAGGCCCCGCTCAGTTTCCCTTCCTCCCCGATAGCCTGAGAACGGTGGTTCATCTATCTGCTCCGGAAGGATTTACTTATAAGTTTACTGTTCAGAAGGTAAATTTTGGTGGAGCATCTGGCGGATTTGACCCCACGCAAGATGCTGATATTACTGGGACTTGGAGTTTCAGTAAGGTATCGGGGTTAACGATGAATAACGAGGCACCTATCATTTTAGGACAGGGGGTTAATGCAGTAAAAATCCATGGTTCTGGAACAGGGCCCGCAGTTATTGAGGGTAGTAATTCCAGTTCTCTCAGCATTGCAATTCCTATTAGTACTCAGGAAACAGTAACCGCCCATGATGGTATATCCTTTGATAGTAGCACTATCACTACAGAGAAGAACTTACTCCTTTTTGTAGGACCCTCTTCCACAATGAGATTAGCTCAGTCCGCGGACGGCAACCTCCATGTTGGACCCTTACCTCGAGGGGGACTAAGCGTGGGGACGACAGGGGTTTGCGCTTTCTCTTCCTATGTTTATTTTAAAGGAGCGACCTTCGAACAGGGGGTTACTTTAGGAAGCACCATGACTGTAGCAGGTGCCGCCACCTTCTCTAGTGGGATTCAAACCCCCGCAACAGCGGTGTCTTATTTTGGACCACTTACCCAGGTTCAAGGGACTAGCGATGGTGGACTCAACATTACGGGGGGTATAGATAAAAAGTTGACGACGAACTTGGCTATCGACCCCGCGGGTGGTATCAATTACGTGATTGTAGGAGGCAGTAGCACTGCTCAAACTCTCTGCACCATGTACCACCCTACCTTGGACTCCTATGGTTGTAAGTGGACCTATACAGCCAACAACGGCTACTATCAGCTTCGCCACAAGAACGGTACAGCCTGGATGACTTTCGACCCGACAGGAGATGTATTCTTTTCTCAGACCATTGACGTAACAGGGGCTTCCGTTTTTAAGGCGGGCGTGACGATGAATCAGACCCTTACTGTTGCCGGAGGTTCTATTTTAAGTGGGGGAATCACGTTTAAGACAGGGTTCCAAACCATAGTGGGGCAACGTACCCCGGTGGCAGTAACTTTCCAGCCTGCCAATGAGGGTCAGATGGAAGATATTCAGCTACAGACGGATGCTGGAGGGGCTTATATTAGACTAAGCCGTACTACCTTCTATATGGGAAGTACAACCCCCGATGCTAATGATGTGCTCAATGTATCTGAAATGGACCTGCGGTACATGCAAAAACCTGCGAACGATGCACCTATGATATTTCCGGGGGAGCTACAGGTTGCTGGCCTTGTACAAGCTCAGAACCTGCGAGCCACCAGCGGTATCAACAAGAATAACCAGCCTATAGCAAACCTGACGGACATGTCGGTGCTGAACCGGAGTGAAAATGATGACAGATATTGCAAGTTCGTTTCATTGACGTCTGCTCAGTATACGGATTTGGCCACAAAAGACCCCACTACCCTATACCGAATTACTGACAGCAATCTCGTGTACCTGGGAACCATTCAACTCTAACATTTCACAACTACTATGTTCATTCATATCCAATACCATCTGAACGAAGAAAGAAAATTTCTCCCCATGGAAGGGACTATTTCTTTCGTAGGTCCGAAATCTGATAACTGGGCCTATTCCTCCTCCATGAGTCTCAAGGACCTCCCTGCCAAACAACTCGCAGTTTATCAGGGAATTACAACCCTCATTCAAAGTGGAAGTCAACCTTGGGTAGCCTCTCAGATTCATGCTTTCCCCACCGCTACAGCGACTGGGGCTAAAGCTGTTAGCCTACATATTGAGGCCATCCATGATACCACGAATGCTATCCGTGTTTTCACACCCAAGGAAGACCCCAATCTCCTGGTGGAAGGAGACGAAGCATATTCGTTCTTTGATTATTTTACTAAGTAAACATTATGAAAAAAGGCAAAGGCAAAGGCAAAGGAAAGGGTAAGGGTTGCGGTAAGTAATCCGACCTTATAAAAATTCAGCAACCCCGCTTTGTATGACACAGAGCGGGGTTGCTTTTTATCTATATTGCATTATCCTCAAACCATGTCTGAACCAATCGACGTAATCGAACAAAGCGTAGAGATGTGGACTCCACCCCCACTGCTTGAACAGCAACTTGAGTTAGCCGCAAAGGCTGGACGAGTATGTTACCAAAGTGAAGGTAAAACCCCCAAGGAAGAATTTTTACGCCGCATTATTAAGATGGGACATGAGAGCGTACTTGAACACGCTTCCGTCACTTTCTCTATCATCACGAACAGGGCAGTAACTCACCAGCTTGTTCGCCATCGTATCGGCGTAGCATATAGCCAGGAAAGCCAGCGTTACTGCAACTACCAGGGGAAGCTACAGGTTATCCGACCTTCCGAACCTATGGACAAGAATGCCTATTTGGATTGGGAATACTCCATGAAGACGTGCGCTCAAACCTATAATTGGCTGGTATGCAAGGACAATGAGTACCGAGTTAAGCCGGAGGTAGCCCGCGGTGTTCTCCCCAACGATACCAAAACACAGGTTGTCGTGACCTTCAACATCCGTTCACTTCGTCACTTCCTAACTCTCCGTCTGGATACTCATGCCCAGCACGCCATCCGGGACATCGCCAGTAAAATCTACAAGCTAATAGACTTGCATGGCTTTGGTTATCTGCTCGAAGGAATTAACACCAAGGGATTAATCTAATGAAGAAAGAACAACACACAGTAAAGCTCGTTGCTGAACTACAGAAGGCATACGATTACTTTAATGAACACCTTTTCAAGGACGAACTCCCTGATTGCATCATGGGGTTGTGCAATGCAAATAAAAGAACCTTGGGATATTACCACCGTAGTCAATACCTGACTACGGAAGGAGCTATCAAAGTAGATAAGATTTCCTTAAACCCCTCATACTTTGTATCCCAAGGTGTTAAAAAAGTCATGGGGACTCTCGTCCATGAGATGTGCCACCTTTGGCGTGAAAGGATGTGTGACAAGCCATCTCGGGGTGGGTATCATGACCGTAAATGGGGGAGCAAGATGAAAGAGGTAGGGTTGTACCCTTCCAATACCGGGGAAGAAGGTGGAAAAGAAACAGGGAATCAGATGACCCACTACATTATTGTGGATGGTCCTTTTGATAAAGCCTTCAAGGAGCTTAAGGAAGAGCACAATATAACTCTTCCCTATATTCACAAGACCCAACTGGGCTTCCTCAATGGAGTCAACAATCCCATGCTCAAAGAGAATCCTGAACTTCTGGAAGCTATTGAGAGGGAAAATCCTTTTGGAAGCATCTCCAAGAACCGTTCCAACCGGGTCAAGTACATTTGCCCTGTATGCAACTCCAAAGTATGGGGAAAGAAAGAGCTCTATATTGTATGTGGGGCCTGCAAAGTAACTATGGACCCGGATGATAATTAGCATTGACACGCACATAACCATATACTAAACTACATAGATGGAAAACGAAAATCAAAAGAGCCTTGCCGAAACCTTGTATTACGCCGCTGGCAATACCTCTCCCTATGATAAAGCAACCTATGAACAACAGCGTCCCTTCATTCATCAAGCAACCTATATTCATGCCCATAAAGATGAAATTGCCGCAGAAGTTCTCGGTGAAACCATCTCCCGATTTGGAGCCAACAACAAAGTAGTTGAAGTGGTAAAGGGCATTATCATTGCTGGGCTTGGTGTAGCCGCGGCTCTCGGATTACAGGGTTGCACCACCACCTCTTTTTCCTATGATGCTGATACCGGACTTTTCTCTGTGTATGGCTCTAGCCAGGAAGTAGAACAGACGGATGTTCCTCCGGCTGTCCAGGAATCCCATTAACATGTTAGAGGACAAACAACCACTTAGCGAGAGGACGGGGGAAGTTATTCCCCCTCCTCTTCATACCCTCCCACCTCTTCCTGAATTAAATACAGAAGGGGTAAATTGGCCTGGAATTCAATCCCCGTTCTATGGGAATGAAGGAATCCAGACCGAACCCCCTTTTATTGATTCTGACATTCCATCCCTCCGTAATAATCCGGGGCATTACTTCCAGGTATTTTATGACCCCGAGGAAGATGGAACATGGCCCCAACTTCGTTTTACTCAGGGACTTATCATTGATGGGAACGAAAAATTCACCATAGGTTCCCAGCCGTATAGTAGCCCCAGGGGGAACCCTGTAACAGGATGTTCTTCTGGTTCAAACCCCTCCAATAAAAAAGTTTGGCTAAACGTACTAAGTGACCGAAGTGCTTCTACTGTAAGTCTGGACGAAGATACAAGCTCCGACTATAGCTTTGAGATTGCCAGGATTGATGACAACGGGAACCTGCAACAGTTGCACGATGGTGCTCTCGTTATCGGAGGGGGCGGAGGAGGCTCTTTCCCATTCCGAGTAACTACCCGCCGCCAGCAGAATCCCGTCACTCAGGCTTGGGAAACATTCGCTGTAGTAGATAAGGGGGGATTCCGGGATACTAAGAGGACTACTGTTCCGCTCACCCAATTTGGGACTACGGGGAAGGTAGAAATACCTATCGTTACTACCGGAACTTTACCTGTCCAACTGGAATGGAATTACACATGGCCCTATGCCCCCATTACGGGCGCAACGGTCGTTGTGGACGATTCGCCCTGGGATGGCAAAACGGTCGTTACGCCCATTACGAGCGGTACGGGAACCGGGAAAAGCAAATGTGTTCTGGCCCTGCTCGAAGTAACCGCTAACCCGCAAGGTGGATTTGATGCCACTGTTAAATCCCAGCTTGTAACCACGGGCCTCAGAGCGATGTGGTATTCTGCTTACGTGGATGATATCTCTGGCCAGATGGGACAGTATGCAGAAGTTTCAATAACTAATCCAGATGCCTAGTCTATTAACCTTTCCTGAACCCATTGAGGGAAACTCCGGCAATGAGATTCTTTCTAAATGGTATAATCAGTATGCCTCTCCCCTAACCCCCGACAACTGGCTATGGTATAATACTGGTGGTCCTACGCTTGAAGGAATGCCTACCCCAGGGGGGATGGCCTGCTCAATTCAGCAAGGGGCCACGTATAGGCCGGGCGTGAGGTGTTCCAACATAGTAGATGCCTGGAAGATATACAACGCTTTGGGGGATATTAACACACCTGCTCTCGCCGCATCTACTGGTTCTACCGGATGGAAGACCAATATTAACGCGGAGAAAAGACAAAGAATTTTTAATCCTGATGTTTGGAGTGTGTGGAATCCAGGCTCTCCCCAGCACGTCATGGCAGGATACGAAATCCCTACTTGGCCTGTTGGGTTTCCCCCGGATGTAACAGGGGACCTAGCCGCTACTCTTGAATCAGACCAGACAGCCGTGCGCTACAACCTGCTTGGCCCCTGGTACATTGAGAAAGATACAGGTGCAGTATATCTTGATTTTACCATATCCCTTGGGGGAACCTATGCACGAAGGATTCAGAGCCAGATTCAAACCCTTTTAATTTCCGCTAAACTTGGGAAGACCCAGTATGTCAGGTCCGGAACAAACCCATCATCCGTAAGAGAGATTACCTGGAACACCACTATAGCTGGTATTCCTGTAGAGTGCCTAGCTACATATTGGTGTTGGAGCCCGATAACTGTACCTGTCCCGGTAATATCACAAGTTGAGAAATGGTTTAAAGGTATTCAGTTTGGTTCATTATGACACAACCTGCTCTTGTAAATCCAGACGAAACAGATACAGTAAAACGCATGGAAACGAAAAGCACCGAGGATTGGCTCGACGGAGACTTCAAAGTATTTGTCCTCGTGGAGTCCTACGTAACACCGCTCTACCCCTCAAGGGACGTGGACCTGCTCCACCTCAGTATTAACTATCTTAGAAATATTGGTGTAAAGCAGGAGGATATTGTTATTGTTGGGGATGAACCACAAGCACTCGCATATGGTGAGCAGTATGGAATGAAGACCTACAATACTTTGGAATATGATAGGACCAAGCGTAACTTGGAACCTATGGAACGAGCCTATGCGAAGCATGGGGAAGGGAAGAACCTTATTCTCCTCGCTAGTTCTTCCATATGTCCCTACCGGGAACATAACTTTCTTCGTCAGTTCCAGAATGAAGTATTAGCTAATCCGGATAGCCAGTGCGTCTCCTTCGTGATGGACCCCTATCGTAAGAAAGATACCTACACGGGAGTTATGGGGTTCAATAAGAAGATGTTGAAGGAGTACTCTCTGGACAATCTTCTGATGGGAATCATCCCTGAAAGAAATGTATACCATAACCTGTTCTGCTCATACCGTATTATAACCCCTGACCAGCTTGGGAATGAAGATGTCATCAGAGCCATGACCAATCACGCCTACAATCTTAACATCTATGAATCTCCAGTACCCTCTAACTATTCTTACAGCATTCCTCTCTAAGGACATATTGGATGTAGCAGAAAATCTGAGAGAGTATATTCAAAACCAACCCACTAGAAGTTATTCCTATTACCGGGAACAGTGGGAGGAAAGTATCAAACAAAAGGAAAACTATGAAAACTAAAGACCCAACGCGGGAGAAACGGTTCGTACATATCTTGGATGAATTCGTTGAAGTAGACCCCTACATTACTATCCGTTTAAACGTAGGTCCTCATAAAGGAGAACTAAGATATGTCCCTAATCCAGATTATTTCCATGCTGAATATATCCAGGAGGGTAGGGAATACAAGAAGAGAAAGAAATACTTACCTAGACAAACCTCTAACCCAAAAACGCTATAACCTCTTAGAACTTATTAGAACCATGGAAAAAGAAAACAAACAATATGTCGAAGCCATCACGAAAGAAATCCGTTATCCCTACGGTCCCGGTATCCAGAAACTCGACGACGGGTCGTTCAAAATCACTGTATGTCGTTCTGAATGTAGGGCTGTTGCTAAGGCTGATAACCTTGAAGTGGCTAAGGCCATCCAAGACAAACTGAAAACTGATTCAGGATATTTCCTTTCTTGCGTATCTAGTATTCTCCACAAGGAGGTTACGAAGATTCGGAACCAGGATATTGAATCCAAGTCAGCCTCCATTATACGATTGGTCAATGAGATTATGGGACTTGTGGAAGAAGGGAGGATGCTATTTCAACAAGCTGTGTCCCAAGGCATTGAGGGAGACGTTCTCACCCGAGCCTATTCGGGGCTTGCTGAGTTATATCCCGGGAATCCGGAAGTACCCCTTCTCCATCTAATCTCTGAGGATTAATCTTGTCATACCGTACTAAACGTACTACACTTTCGATATGGACTGGAACAACCTATATTATGATGCAGGACGGAACTCGTGGATTACCCAGCAACAAGCTAGCTGGCCTTCCGTCTCCGTCCCTCCTCCGGCTGTAGTAGCCGATGCAAGCCTAATCCTTTCTTCCCCGGACGTTACTCAAGCTTTAACCATCACTGTTAAGAATGTTCCTACAGGTGGGAGTGTGTCAACCCCTGCTGTCTTCGATATAGCCATGGTGAGTAAAAATGGAGAGGTAGTTTATAATAGTCAGAAACCCTTTAAAGTAGATATGAGCGGAAATACTTATACTGTTTCAGGAGCTTTCTCACTTATTGATTCTTACCCCACTATCATCTCCATTCTTGAAGATTACCCCTACATTGATGTAGACATGACCTTAAAGGATACCACCAACTTTAAATTCATAACCTCCCCTGTTCGTGTACGAATCTACAATGAACTCTCTAATGTAAAGAAGCCCTATGGAAACTAATATGGAAACAGATTTATTTGATACCTATTTCTCTGGAAAGACCCTCAATCTTCGTGCCCTATATGAAGTGAGGAATGCTATTCGGCTTTCCCATTATGGAACCAAATCGGGATTCCATCACCTCAAGTACGACAAGGTAACGAAGATTGTTGATGATTACCTGGACAAGTATGTTGAGGCCACCATCGGTCTCGATGGGACCACTGCGAACTTGGTGTACGAAGACCTGGAAACGAACCCCTTTGGTACGATAAGTCCGAATAGTACGGAAAGAGCTAAGGAACAATTCGAAAACGCAATCACCTTCTTCAAGAAAACTCTGGAAGAACACAGTTCCCACCGTGTCCAGCGAACTATCATTGAGAGCTTTGAAGAGGATATGGAACCATACATTGGTGTAACTGACCAGTATGTCTAATATTGTCTATCCCCCTGCTAATGGAATTGGCATCTGCTCCAATACCCCTTCTCTAACTAAAAGCATCTTGAGGCATCATGTTCCCCAGCTAACCAAGAAAGCTCACAAGGAAGAAGATGCTTGGTTCTACATGTGGTACTACCGGGAAGGTCTTTACCTTCCTTTCGGCATTGCTCTTGAATCCATGAGGATTGGGATGGCCGCAAGGTTTGGTGGTATGGAACCGGGGTGGCTTGTCGTAACCACTGAAAAAGACGAAGATGAAGACGAGCCGGAAGCATGGGAAGGAAGGGAAGCTACGGGAGGAAAGGGAGACGACTGGTGTTTCCGTTATATGATTCCCTGTGAGAATCCCCCTGCTGATACCCCAAGCTTCATAATCCAGGGCTTGAGGTATATCATCGAAGAGGAATCTGAATTTTTCCCCGACTACAAACACCTCATGGATTTAAAATGGGAGATTGCTGAATGCACTCCCTACAACCAAACACAATAAATGACCTTATCTGAACTAACAAAGCTTATTCAAAAGCACGTAGGCGTAACTGCTGATGGCATTTACGGGAAGAACACCGCCTCCGCTGTTATCCAGTCCCTTGGGATTGAGCAGGAGGAGCCCAAGGAAGAAGCTAAGGAATACCCTTCTGCGTATAGTCTTGAGCCAAAAGACATGAAGGATGATTGGGAACTACTGACCCAGTGCATGATTCTCAATATCGTCAATTTGGAAGACCCCAAGTGCGTCGACCCGGAGACCATCCGAGTGACCAAGCTCCCCGCGGCGGACCGCGGTGGAGATTGGGAAGTAGCTGGATTGAGCGATGGGTTTGAGCTGGGTATCGTAAACAACATCAGAAATCTTATCAACAAGGGAAACAAGATACAGGCATGGCATGAAATGATTCGGGCCATTGATGGCAAGTCTTTATCTCCCAAAGTGGCTGATGTTATGAGGGCTCTGGATATTCCTGCTATCGAATACCGTTGCCGTTCCTTTGGATTTAATGCTGGATTGAGTGCGGCTATTAAGTGCCTACAGCGAGCCCTTGTATTTGTTTCAGGAATATCCATGGTGATTGATGGGAAGTGGGGACCGGACACACGTCAGTTCCTTGTCTCATACACCACCCTGGATTCCGAGAAGAAAAGACTCCTTGCACAATACAATCTTGAAATCCAGAAATACTATAAGTCCCTCAAGCAATACAAGGATGGGACCTTCGCTAAGGGTTGGACCCGGAGGTGGACAGAAGACGAGAGAGTTGCTAATAAATTTCTTGACTTAGGGCCTATTAAATAATATATTGAGGGTAGCCAATTTCCCCTCCTTTCTCTACAACCATGAGGGCGTACTCTAAACACTGGGTACGCCCTCATTTTGTTTACTCTTCTATGTTATGTGTCAGTTCAATCTATACACCCTAGCTCAGGCTAGTCCACAGGGTCTTTCCCTGTATGACAAAATACTTTCCGAGGCCACCCCGTTCGCGGCGGTTGTCCTCGTCGCTGTCGTATTAGGTATCCGATTAGCATACAAGTATTTGTCTCAGCGTATGCAACAGACACTAAAGAAGGATGAACAGTTTATTGAATTGACAAAAGAATCTCTCAATGCTATACACGAAGTAGGGGAGGGCCTCAACAACCTTAATCGGAAACTGGATTACCTGCTCCGTTCCAAGCGTGAAAATTAACTCGACTCATTATGAAATCACTAATCTCCAAGGTTTTAAAACGCGAAAACGCTTTAACAGAAGCGGCTAGTAGCCTCGTTAGAAAATACAGAGAGGAGACCCATCAGATTCGGAATCGAGCAAGAACTTTTTGTGTCATCCCTTTTTGGAACATGCACAATCACATGGATATGCTAACCGAATTACCCCAAGGGGAATGGGTTACTGACAACTATGACATTTCCATGTTCTATGTTGGAAGAGATAATCAGTCCACCAAGATTTTAATTAGGGCGGATGGAGACCTCCCACCTGTGTATACCGACAAACACACCCGAACTATATGGGTGGTTGAAGGGGTTCTTATCGACACCGAGACAAAAAAGAAATACTGTCACAAAGATGTGTTGACCATTGGCAAGGGAGATGCTAAAAGATTAACCCTACACGGAACCATTGCTGTAATTTTTGTACCACCTGTAGAAACCAAGACACGAGAAACAAATGGCCATACCATTTAACACCCCTGCTGTGAGACCCGGAGTTCCGTCTATTCCCATTAGCGCAACTGACCGGAATGCCCAGCCTTTCCAACACGAGACATCCCTTGGACTAGAACCAATTCTGTCTTTCCCCTATCCTATTCTCAAGAACTTAATGTTCTATGTGGACGAGATGGTCGAACCTAACTCTCTCCCCAAGAAGGAGATTGGAAGTCGATTTGTTCCCAAATCCGGTATTGGCGCAGGTCTTACCGATGGTATGAGGGCCGCTATTCTGACACATATTGAACCCGTAAAGACTTCCGACACGAAGATGATTTACAGGTTCTTCTATGTTGTTCCCCCTTCTGAACAGCACCTCTATAACATCCTGAGCATTAAGAAGGACAAGGATGGATTTACATTGAACTCCACAGCGAGTACGGGCAAGTTCTTTGATGGGACCCAGGACGAGAACGAGCTCAAGACTTTCTATGAAATCCAGCGCACCTTTGTGTATCTCCGGAACGAAGTTCCCCCTGCTCCGGTAATTGGTAGTTTCGACCCGAGCAATGAAAGCACGGACCCCTCTGTTGCTGACTTTAGCCAGGACCATGCGTATCAATACTATGATGCCCAATTAGTCCATGAAGAACAGGTTCAGTTTGAAGAAGAATATCTGAACAAAGTTTTTGTACGTGTTGTTCGGATTTACAAAACCCTCCCTGGTCCCGTCGTAAAGGAACTCATTCCTATCTCGAACTGGACTTTGGGACAGACGGTATTTGAACAAGGCGGACCTGGAACTACTGGGGTATGGAAGGCTCAGAATGCCCAGCGTTGGAGCCGTGAAGTGTGGGCTTACCCCGAAGATAGCACCGCCCCTCGGACTGCTTTCATTCCTCACATGCCTCCAGAAAGTCTGACTGCAAACCCCTCCAATGATGGGTGGGATAAGGGCTCTTTCCCTGCTACGCAGATGTACACCTTGACGGGAATGATAAAGCAGTACAGTAATATGGTTCTGAGTTCCGCTTCGGAAAATGAATCCGGAGACTGTTGCAATCCTCCTTCCCAGTTCATTCGTTGCACTAATACCTCCAAGTCCTCTTCCCAAACGATTGACTGGACGGCTAATGGAGACCTGCCCCCTGTGAATCCTCCCGGAAGTCAGTGTAGTAAATGGTCCACCTCTTCCGAGGTTATGGTTCGTGAATCCCATAGCAACAAGGAGACCGCTACTACGTGCGTGACCTATGATACGGTTGGGCAACTGTGGGAGAGCCAAGTAGACCAGCTTACCGGAAACGTGTTCCCGGTCCCACGGACCCTTGTTCCCAATCCCACTACGGATTTCTATGCCAACTACGAACAGGAGGGATACACCAAGGAGGTGGATGCTATAGGGAATACGTACTACGTGCGTAGGCCCAAAATGAGTGTTGTCCAGTCTCCCTATACTGTTCCGGATGATGTGTGGTCCAGCATCCCTTTCTCGGTAAATGATTTTACTGTTGAGCAGGATGGTGCATCCAGACCTGATTGGGCTATCCTTGGGAGCACTTCGATTCTTCAATCTCCGGGCCCATATGCGGGATATATGGGGGTGGACGTGTCCTATACTACTTCTCTTCCTTCTCAGGATACAAGATATTTTGTAGCCACCCTCAAGTACAATAACACGCGCCTGTGGGGAATGAGTTTTGCGAATGCCTATCCTGACTCTGCTCATGCTCCTGGAACTATTAATCTTACGTGGCAGTACACTGCACCGAACCCTACTGGTCCGTGGTTTTCTCAAGATGGAAACTATAAGCTGGTTGGGGAAATGTCCGCTATTACTACGCTGTGGGCGGAGGGTGCATCCTCAGGATGGAAGTTCCCAGTGGGTTTTGTGGAAAACATATACCAGAAGGTCCCCACTAGTTCTGAGGTGAATTTTACAACAAGCAATGCCCCCACAAATGTAAAGGTACTTCTTGATGTAAATACTCAAAATTTGAACTTCACCGTATGGCTCTCAGACCCAACTGGAAGTTCTACGACTGGTGGAACTTTTGAGTTACGTGTTAATGGTCAAGTAATTAAGACCATCTCTATCGTACTTAAAAAAACTTCTGGTGTTGTTCCTACCATGAGAATAACCCAGGGGAGTTATCAGGAGTACACTGTAGGTTCATACGTTGTCAAGGGAACTCTTCCTGATTCTATTGAGTTGGAATACGATAACGAAGTGTATAGATACATTCAGCTTTCCAGTCTTCTACTTCCTCTCAAAGATAACGTGTTCAAGGTAGAGCAGACGGCGGACGTACCTACTCTGGTAGTCCGTCAGTATGTAAATCCCTGCTTTGCTGTGGACTCCTACATGCAGATTCCCGGAGAGGGTTACTACAGGAAGTATACTTCCGTCGAGAACTTTTCCTTCCCCGGAGTATTGGGGGGATTCCAGATTTACCCCTGGAATACTCGCCCCGCTCTTAACGGACAACAGGGAGGAAAGTATTTCGTAAACTCAGCCATGTCCAAGAATGGATATAGTGGGCCCTGCACAGCTATCATCGAAGAGTTGTTTAGCCCCAATGGGGTTCTTCCGGCATCCTGGAGTACAGGGGTTGATGTCCAGTATATCACCAACAGCGGGAGTTTTCAATCCCCCCTTGTAACTTGTAACTTCCCTTCATGCCTGCATCCTTCCATTACGGTTCAGGTAAGCGTTGGCAATAATGATGCTACATGGCTTCCTGGTGTAACCTCTTACACATGGCCGAGAACTAATCACACTACCTGGAAACCAGTGACCATGGTTTATGTTCAACCTAGAGGCGTTGGCATTATCGCCCGTCGAGTAACTATTCAACCCCCCGCTTAAATGGCAATCGCATCCTACATTAACCTCAAGTATGGGAACCTCCGTGACGAGCTAATGAAGCTCGTCATGGGGGACATCCCCACTGGTGCGGAATATGTTTTCCGCAGAATGTTGAAAGAGGCTCAGAACCTTCTTATCAACGAAGCAACCGTAGCCCCTGACTCAATCTCTCAAAGAACAGTAACTGTAGAGAAGTCAGGAGAGACATTCTCTCTATCAAATGGTGAACAATCTGTAGTCCAAGCAAGGACAGGTTCCGGGAGAACCTACACCATCGTGGACGTGTTCTCTTATACCCCTGTAACAAGCCGAAGCTCAGTAGGTTATCCCATACCATTACTTGTGGACCTGGGGTCTGATGAAAATGGTCTTCGTTCCTACAGAGTATTGAATGGGGAACACGCTCGGCAAGTACCGGGAGGGCCCGGAGTGGCATCGGAAAACATAACCCTCTATTTACAAATTGCACAGGCTCCTCTCTCCGGAAATATTTTTGATGACAATTATTGGACGAACGACCTTGTTGTTATCCCGAATTGCTATCCTGCTTTTAAATCTATGCTTCTGTATGTTAGGTTCATGGAGCTTGGAAATACCGCTCAAGCATTGGATTATTACAACATGGCAGTCAAAACGCTGAATGACCATCTCCGGAAGAACCGACAGGGAACTCTGATTACTCCCAAGATTGTAAATAACTTGGGGCCTGGGCAAGCAAACCCCTTTATTCCTATGTAATATAAGACATGGCTACTGAAAACATTACAAAGAAAGAAGACCCCGCCGCCGCGGCAAACGTGGCTACAGGAAAAAGAAATCGTGAGGCTGTGTTGAAGGACATCGCACCCGCTACCAATCCTAATGTCCCCATCCGACCCACGACAAACAATGACCCAGGAAAACCCCTGTCTCCGGAACAGCAAGCTCCTATCGCTCAATCTAATTCTAACATGGGGATTCGTCAAGGTCTATCCTCTTCTCCTGCTGTTCCTACTCGGCCAGCGGGTTCCCCCAGCAGAGAACCTCTCAACCAAGCAAGCCAAGGAATAACTCCTGCTCCTGGGACAGCACCAGAAGATGAAGGAGACAGGGACGTAATCATGACTATGGATAGAGCCACCCTGAATGAGTACCGAAGAAACACCAAACTCACCGAAGCTCAGAAAGCTATTGCCGATGAAGCCGCCTTCAAATTCATGGAAGGGTCTCACCCCCTCCAAAGCCAGCAGGATAAAGAACTTCTTTCCAGTGCTGTCAATCCTAATACTCCTGAATACGCGAGGCAACAGCAACTTACATACCAGCAGGGTATTCAAAGGGCGGCCAGGGAGGGGCTGAGGCCAGGGGAGGTGGAAGCTCTTACCGGGTTTGACCAAGTAGTAACTCGCCAGAAGCCTTCCCCTCTCCCCACCATTCCTGGAACTTCTCCTATTACAGATACGATTCCTCCCCCGAGTACGGGACTTCCCAGCGACGAAGTGTTGCTAAGTGACCTAAGCGAACTAGTCAAAAAACAGGGGAAGGATATTGCTACCCTCAGCGAAGGGGCAAGGAATGAGATGTTTGCACAATACAAAGCCATGAGGAATCGTCAGGCTCAAGCCGTTGAGAGGGGGAGGGGCACTACGCCCGCTACGCCCGCTACGCCCGCTACGCCCGCTACGCCCGCTACGCCCGCTACGCCCGC